TGGGGTTGGACATGCCGGGTACGTCTACGGCGTCGCCCTGGGCGAAGTGGCGCACGTCGCCGCTGCCGTAGTCCTGGCCTGCTGCGGTCGGAAGATCAACTGGCTCTATCATGGTGCCTTAACTACGATTGGTTCGGGGGACTCCTGGGTGTACCAATGCAGCTCGTGCTGCTCGATGAACTTGCGGTACAGCCGGAACTTGAAGTCGTAGCGGCCATCCATGAAGAAGGTGCGGTGAACCCGCTCCAGCACATTGCCGGGCTTGCGGCGAAAGTGCATATTGACCTCCCGGGGCGGCCTCCAGACTGGCATCAGTGCGCCCACGCGCCCGATGGTTACCCGGTTGCCGGTGACTATGGCGTCACAGAACACGCCGCACATGGCTTCGTACACCCGGGTGGCTTGGGTGTAGGACAGGCCACCCTCCCGCATGAAACGGTTGACGAACGCGCGCCGCTCGTAGGTGCTCTTTTCTAATTTCACGTAAAGGTCAAGTTCAACGAAAACGGCTCCTGGTTGAGCTTGCTCACAAAGTTGGCAACTACCGTGTACTCCCGGTCGCCCGTTTTGGTTACGGACAAGAACTGCAAAGCCACCCTCGGCTCCCAGGCGGTCAAGGCGGTGGCGATCTCATGCTGGACCATGTTTTCAATGCCCGTCGCCTCGAACTCGAACAGGATGGCCCGCAGGTTGGTGCCGTAGTCCGGCAGCATGACCCGCTCGCCCTTGTTGGTGGTGAGCAGCATCTTGACGGAGGACGCCAGGATGTCCAGGTCCGTGCTGCTGTTAAAGCTCCACTGCTCCGCGTTGGGGTAGCCCTCGTCCTTGGGCAGAATCGGACCGTAGACAATCGGCGTCGCCGTGTTGCCGCTGGTGGCCACCACCACCAGGAAGGGGAAGGTGGCCGCCGCCTGGTTGGGCGTAGGCAGGTTGTAGTCGGAGGCTTCCACCCGGACGCTGTAAAGTCCCGGGCCGACAAACCGGCTGGCTTGCACGTGGATCGTGCCGGTGGAAACGTAGACAACCGGCACCTGGCCGTCGTCAAAGTAAACCGTGCCGTTCAGCCGGTTGAACGTGTACGCCTCGTCCTCGCCGATCCAGCAGTCCACCGCCAGCTCCGCCTTTTCTCCGGCGACGGTGACACGCAGGTTTTGCTCGGCAGGCGGAAAGGCCGTCAGGTCCAGACCGGCGGGGCTGTAGATGTGAAGCATATCAGCCTACAAATTTGCGATACTTGTCCCAGTTGCCGTTCTCGCTGCCGCCGTCGGTGCCGAGACCGGCCACGGTGGTGGCGGTTTCCGCGAGGGGCGGCGTCGCGCCATCGTCGTCCCATTTGCCGGTATGCTTGCCGTCGACCATGGCCTGGATGGTGCCGGTGTAATCCCCTTTTTCACCGGCGGATTCTTTGACGGAATTCTTGGGCCGTCGGAACGAAAACGGGTGGCGGCCAAAGCTGGACACGACCACGTCGTTTTCCTGCATGGGCGCGCGGGTCAGCACCTCCTGCCTGGTCCACTTGCGGGGCTTCGGTTCCTGGGCGGCGGTGCGGTCGCCACTGACGATCTCGCGCAGCTGGCGCATGCTCTCCAGGCCGCCGGGCATGTTCTTGATCGAATCGTGAATCTGGTTGAGCAGCTTGGCCGTAGTCGGTGCGGGCTTGCGCTGGAGGCTCTCCTCCTGCTCCTGGTCTACCTCCTTGGGCAGCGCCGTCAGGAACACGTTGACCACCTCGTCGGGCAGGTGCATGTACCGCTTGAACACAGTCTCGATCCAGGCTTCCTTCGGCAAATTGTACTGCTCCATCACGTCGCCGAGCTTGGCCATCACGTCAGCCTGCATGGAGAGCATCTCCATCTTCATCTGCTCCTCCAGGGAGCCGATGGGCGGCATCATCGCCTTGATGTCCAGCTCCTCCACGTTTTTGCCCTTGAGCACGGCGTGGAAGTACGCCAGCCACTGGTACGACGCGGTGATCGGGCGGCGGATGGACTTGATCTTGCGCAGGAACCGGATGTCCTGGGCCAGCAGGGCCTTGCCCGACGGAAAGTTTTCGCCGTCGCCCTGGCCGCCAAACCACGCCTTGGGCATGCCGATGATCGAGTAAAACAAGTCCGTCAACAACTCAATGTCGTAGACATCCGGCACGTCCGGCGTACCGGGCAGCTTGGTGATGACGTTGTTGAAGCCCTTGGGCTGGGCCAGGTAAATGATCGTGTCCAGCGCCAGCGCGTTGTAGTAGCTGGTGAAGTCCGCCGCGCTGCTCAACTCGCCCGGGGTGCCTGCCGAGCCGAAGGCCAGCTTGCTGCGCAGCGCCTGCCGCCAGCGTTGCACCGTCTTCATCTGCTCGATGGGCGGCTGCTCCTGGACGTCGATGCTGATGGCGTACCGGTCCGGCTGGACCTGGGCGCGGCAGACGACCATCTGGTCGACGGCCATGCGTAGTTTCTTGTAGATGCCGTCGGCCTCGGCGAAAATCGGCTCGCCGTGCTCGCTGATGCGCATGCGGAACATGCGCCGGAAGTGCATAAAGTCCCAGGGATAGTAGAGGTCCTCGGTGTACTGCCCGGAGGCCAGGCTGACCCGCTCAACGGGCGTCCGGTTGTCGGGCATGACGAATACGTCCTCCTTGTTGGGCTTGTGGTTGAGCCAGCGGAACCCGATGCACTTGCGGTTGCGCTCCAGCCAGTACCGGCGCATGTCCATGGGGTGGACGAAGCTCATGCCCATCACGCCCTCCTGGGGCGCGTACTCCAGCTTTTCAAAGTGATTGCCGAGGCTGGCCACGTGCCAGACCTGGGACGGCAGGATGTGCTCCACCTCCAGGCGGACCAGCAGGTCGTTCAGCTCCTCCTCGAAGGCGGAATCGTTGCACTGGTACCACAGCGTGCCCGGGGAGCTGGAGTCAGCCTGGGTCGCTTCGTCTACAATTTCCACCAGGGCGGCGGCCAGCAAGTCCCACTGGCTCATTTCGTCCCACAGCTGAAGCATCGCCTCGAACGTGGTCGGGCGCTTCATCACGCTGTTGAATTTGGTCCAGATGTCCGGGTCCGCGATCTGACCGGCCTGCTGGAACTCGCTCCAGAGCCGCTGGTCGGCGTCCGGGGTTTGGGCGCGCGGGACCAAGGAGCCGGTCCGCACCCCGCTGGTGCCGATCAGGCCCATGTATTTCAGCAACCCGCTGGTTTGTGTGTTCGCCATAGTCTTAACTACAGAAAAAGAACAAATTTCTCTGTCCAAGGCGCGCGCGATCCTGTTCTCTGTAGACGTATGAAGAAAAAGAAAGTCCTTTTGAAATCAAACGTCATCAGCTTCCGCCTGACTACCGCCCAGAAAAAGAAACTGGAGGAGGTCTTCAAGCGCCAGCCGGTGTCGTACGTTAAGAGTGAAAAGAGCCTGTGCCGCAAGTGGGTCTGTGACTTCCTTGAGGGACGGCTCAAATTCGCCAATCCCAAGCACGCCCTGGTGGACCTGGACATTCACGCCGAAACCAGCGCAAGCTAGTCTACGCGGCAGGCTTTCCCGGTTCGGGGGTCCAGCGTAAAGCGCACGTCCACCGGGAAAGTCTCCGCCGACTCGTGATCGCAGCAGCGACACGAGATGCGACAGTGCAGCCGGTCCGACTCCAGGCTCTCCACCAGCACCAGCGCCGGATCAAGCGGCTCCGCCTGCTCCTGGCAAAAGGTGCGCACCGAAGAGGCCAGGCGGCCTGTGCGGCAATTTTCCGTGGCCCAGGCCAAGGTAGCGGGCAGCTTGCTGGACTCGTCCGGCACGAAGGTTCCCGCCACTTTTTTAGCCAGCAGCGACATCAGTTGGAGTAGTCGTAAGCGCTGCCCGGCAGGTCCTGCGGTGATACTTCCACCTCCAGGCCGGTGCGCGCCTGCCCGTTTTTGACGTATTTCAGCAGCCGGTAGCCTTTGAAGTAGTCCACCGACAGGAGCTTTTCCAGCTCCGGGATGATCTCCTTGGGCAGCTTCAGGAAATCGAACTGAATCTTGACCTTGCCTTCCGGCCCGGGATCGCCCACGGAAAAGTCAACCAGGTGCGCCAGCAGAGAGGGAACCGACTGAATCTGAAGCAGCATGCGCGTCCCCAGAACACCGACTTTCTTGTCGAGTTTTCCGGTCTTTTGGGGCAAATCTTCAATTAGCAGCCGTGCCAGTTGTGCTTCGTTCATTCCAGCCTAAATACACGGTATCCTGTCGAAAGTGGCTCCGCCAGGCGCGCGTAACCAGGCCGCGCAGCCAGACTGGCGGCAACTTCGTAGCCAAGGGCATCCAGGGGCGGTCCACTGTGGACACCCGACAGACCTCTTTACCGTTTACCGACAGGGCGTACAGTGTCATAGATTAACCATCACGCGAATAAGAACCAAACTGCGTAAAAGCCTGAAATGCCGCTCCGCCGGTTGATTTTCAATCAAACCTTGCCGCCACGTTCTTAGTCCCATGCGCCTACTTGTTTACGCTGACCTGCAAGCCACCGACGGTTCCGACCTGTGCTACACCCAGCCGGACACGCCGCTGCAACACTACCGGATCGAGCGGTTCTACCGCGACCTGGTACGTGTCTACAAAGAGCACAAATGCGACGGGGTGGTCGATCTGGGCGACACCACCGACGACCGGTCCTCCCTGCCGGTGCCCACCCTGGACGTGCTGTGCGCCGGTCTGGCCCAGCTGCCGAACGAGACCAACTACGCCTACAACTACAAGCTGATCGGCAACCACGAGCAGTTCATGCGAGACACTACCATCAGCGTCTGGCGGCTGTTTGCCCCCTACTTCAACGTCACCCAGGACCGGGAAATCCTGACCGTCAACGGCTGCAAGCTCTTCTTTTGCTCCTACCCGGCGGACCACAAGGAGCTGGCCGCCTGGATCGCCGCCGAGTCCAGCAAGCATCGCGGACGCAAAATCCTGTTCGGCCATTTCCAGGTCAAGGGAGCCAAGCTGAACAACACGGAGGCGGCCACTGGCATCCCCAAGGACGCACTCACTGGCTTTGACTTGGTGCTGCTGGGCCACATCCACCAGCCCCAGAGCCTGACGGACCGGATACACTACGTCGGCAGCCCCTTTGAGCAGGACTGGGGCGAGCGCGGCCAGGCCAAGCGCTTGGCGATTGTAGACACCAAGGACTTCAGCGTCGAGTGGGTGCCTCTGCTCGGCTACCCGGAATACCGGGAAGTGACGCTCAAGCAGTTCCAGGCCCTGACGAGCACGCTGGACGAGCACCGCTACCGGGTCAACCTGACCTCGCACGAGGAGGCGGAGCAGTTTTTCGCCCACCCGGCTTTCAGTCGCGGCCTTGGCGTCTACAATTACGACACCCAGTCCGTGGAGCAGGTCGAAGAAAAGGACTGGAGCTTCGACGGCGTCCTGCGCCGCTATCTGGAGCTGGTCCCGGCGGAGGGTGTCGACCTGCCTGCGGACGAGCTGCTGGCCATGGGAAAGCTGCTGGCTGACATCTAAGCAAATTGCACTTCAATTTTAATAGCCGCAGTGGGGAGGACACAGGTGGTTATGGTGTGCAAATAAAGGCGCAATCCTCGCTGTAGCTAGGCTGAGCCTGAAACAATAACCAACAACCATAGGAAATAATTGTGAATCAAGTAAGCTCTGTCCCCTTCGGCACGGACGCCACCCAGTTCCAGGGGTACGCCGAGTCGGCTAACGACCGTTTGGGCGCGATTGACTTCGTGTTCGAGAACACCGGTCCCAACTACGCGGTGATCCGCTTGGCCCAGTACGACGGCAAAACGTCGCCCTCCGGCTTCGCGACCATCGACACCACGTACGTCTCCAGCTCGGCGGGCGTGAACTACTCCCCGAACGCCTCCCAGCAGAACTTCCAAGGCTTCGTGGTGGCTCCCGGTGGCACAACCACCCGCCACTACGCGTTGCTGAACAAGCGCGTCTGCTTCTTCGGCTCCGGCAACACCACGGTCAACATCTCCGCCGTGCTCCGCAACAAGAGCGATTTGCGCGGGGCGCAGATCGACATCGTCGCGGTGGGCCGTCGGAGCTGGGGCTACGATGACGGCTGGAATCGCAACGAACTGATCAAGAAGTGGGGTGGCTTTGCGGCCAACGTGTTGCCCAACACGGCGACGACCACGCAAGCCGGTTCCGGCCTGCTCGATCCGACCACGCCCACGCTCTAATTTGGTCTAGCCTCTGACATGGGCGCTCCCGCAAGGGAGCGCCTTTTTGTTGTCAGTCCGGGCTGATTGCCTCCGCTGTCACCGCCGACGCGGACACCACGTTGTACGCCAGACCATAGTCCGGTGCCACGTAGCTGTACTGCGTGCCGTTCACGACCACCGAGTCCGACGTATTCTCCGCCGAGATCAACTGGCCCGCGCTGCTGCTGTAGCGACTCGGGCTGTGGCCAAAGCCGCCACTCAGCACGGTATACGCATTCCGGGTCGTGTCGGTGATGGCCGCCTGCATGGCCACGCCCGCGCTGTTCAGGGTGTGGTACTGTGTGTACAAAGTCGCGGGCACGCTGCCGCTGTAGCTGAACCAAGCGTCCATCTCGCCGTGCGCGCCGGTCGCGGACCTGCCGGTGTAAAAGTTGAACTGCACCCGCCCGCTCAGCAGCTGCCCGGCATACGCCGTCACGTTCGGCGGCATCGGCAGCCCAAAGTCGCCCGTGCCGGACATGGCCACCAGCAGGTATTCCGTGCCCTGGCTGACCACGGTCACCAGGCCGTCCGGATTTAGCAGCCCGGAGACTGGCTCGGTGGCGGGCAGGCTGTCGTAAAACGCGTAGGAAGCCTGCTCCGTATAGCCGCAAAATCCCAGGGCTTTCAGCGCGCTGGCAGAGGGCAGCCGGTAGATCACCGAAGCATAGAGGCGCGGCAGCGTGATCTGCGGCGTCCAGCTTACGTCCACCGGCATGCCTCGGAACTGTCCAGTCATGCCGTTCTGGTCGGACAGCACCAAGCTCACGGTATCGCTGGGAAACAAGGGCAAAACCTTGACCGTCGACACACCCAAGTTGTGGCTGATTTCGGTTCCGTTGTGGTCCACCACCAGCTCTTTGTAGACGCCCGGCAGTCCGACGTTTACGGCCATAGTGACCGTGCCGGTGGAGGTAAAAAGGTATGTCTCGTCCCCGTTGAAAACCGCCGTGGCCGACCCAGCGGTCGCACCGACCAGGCCCTCGTCCAGCGCCGAGGCCGCCACGCCATACACCGGCAAGCCGACATCCAGGTGCGGGAAGCTGACTGAGACCGGCACTCCGGTTTCCGCGTCGCGGTAGAGGTAGGTTGAACCCTGCGTCGTGCCGCTGTAGGCCGCGCCGTAACAATTCAGGCTGGGAGTCACGCTGCCTGCGCTGACCACCAGCTCGTAGCTGGACGGAAGCAAAGTGCCGGTGTAGCTGTAGTACCGATTGTTGTACTCCACCGCCGCGTGCGGGGACGAGCTGGGCGGATAAATCACCAGCATCTGGGTGGGCGCAGGCTGGTACTCCAGGTCCGCTCCAGACTCGCTGGGATTGGGCACCGGGACCACCGGGCACTCCGTGTAGAGATACGGTGTTCCACATGGAACGCTGTTTGGGTACGCCACCAGCGCCGGACCGGTGCCGCTGTATTCGGAAAGGAACGACGACAGCCGGTAGCAGGAGTACGGCTGGGTGCCGTACGAGACGTAGGGCGCAGGAAAGCCCAGCGGCTGGATCAGCTGCACCGGCGCGCCCGCGCCATAGACCGGGGCGTAACAGTACAGCCCTTGCGGTCCGCACGCCGGGTCCTGGCAGCCTGTGACGACCACCACCGGCCCGCTCTGTCCGTCTACGAAGATAGGCACCGGCACCGGATTAGAATAGCAGGCTCCGTCAAAGGCGACGGTAGGATGGTAGGCCGTGGAGTACAAGGACGTGGCGCTGGTCACCGGCACCGGCACGGGCGACGGCAGCGCGGTTTGCACCGCCCCGGACTCGGACACGGCAAAGTCAATGACCACCCCCGTTTCGTCGAACTGGTAGTCGCTCAAGTTCACCGGGATCACCAGCGCCTGGGCAAACGTGGACGCGGTGTTCGCATACACCGTCACCGGCACCGTGCCGCTGAAGGTCGCGCTGGCGCTGGAGCCGGTTTTCCACACGGTGACAGTGACCACCGACCCGGCGTACAGCGCCCCGTCCACCAGGTAAACCACCAGACTGCCGTACAGACGCTTGACCCGGTTGCAGATAAGCGGGTAGCCGTCATAAGTCAGCAGCGAAAAATAGGCTGGCCGGATGCCTTCAATGCCTGCCACGGCCTTGGCGTATACATTCGGCTGGCCGTACGCCTCATAAATCGCGTAGTTGTTGCTGTCTGTGAAGAAAGTGTTCGTGTAATACGGCGTCGAGTTGGGGCTGCCTGCAACGTCCAGCGTCATCAGCGGAATGTTGGTGGTCAGCGGCGTCGAGTAGGAAATGATCGCATCGCCTGTGCCCAGCCGGTTTTTACCGTAGTTCACGTCCAGCTGCAAATCGGCGTTGGTGAACAGGGCCGCCAACCGGCGTGCCCGCAGCCCGGACCCGCCGGGATAAGCGCTGTAGGGGCACCTGGTATACTGGTAAATGTTTGCCACTTGCCGGTAGCAGCTCAGGCGCACCCGAAAGTTAAACGCCAGCCAGCTGGCCGACCCGGCGTCCGTGGCCCGGGGCAGCCAGGCGTCCACCGTGGACTGGACGCGGTAATCGGCGGGCGCGGGCACGGGCGGCATGCCGATGCCGTAATCGTAGCCGACATCCTCGCCTTGCAAGCCCGCCGGGAAGCCCAGCAGCGCCCAGTTGGCCGCCTTGGTCCGGAGCACCACTTCCGGCGGGATCGTGCCGTCCGCCAAGTTGACCACGGCGGCGGCATAGTGGGTGGTTCCCGGGAGCAAGTACGTGTCCTGGGTGTGCGAAATCAGCTGATAGGGGAAGTAGGTGGCCGTACCTGGACCGCCGTTGAATTCGTCGCTGTAAACGTCACCCAGATAGACCAGCGAGGTGCTGGGGGCGGGCAGAGGAACGGCGGAGCGGTTCGTCACGGCTCCGGAGACGGTCACGGCGCTGTCAAACGCCAGCACGGTGCCGTCAGAGCAAGTGGCCGTGCCCTGGAGGCGGTACAGCCCGCTTTCCATCGACTGGATGGAGACCCCGGGACCGTTGCCGGTCTGCACCTGGGTGTTGTTGAGCAGCAGCGTCCAGGAGAAGGTCCCTGCCGCCTGCCCGGAAGCGCTGGCGGCGACAATGGCCGCCTCGCCCGGGTCGCCCGGGTCGAAGCTGACCTTGCTCCAGGTCACGCCGACATAGGTGGAACCGACGGTCGAAGCGGCGTTGACGGTAAACACCGCGTTCTGGTAGCCGAACTCAACCGGCACTGTGACCGTGATCGTGTGCGGCAGCGCCTGTACGGGCGTGAAAACAATCGGGCTGCTGACGCCGGAAGCAAGCGTGGCGTTGTTGCACAGCACCAACCAGCGCTTCGGAACCACTTGGGCGTTGTTGACGAACGCCTTAAGCTCGTAGCGGTGCTGACAGACCAGGGTGGCAGGCAGGGGCCTGCTATTATAGCGCAGTTCAATGACCACGCCCTAACTACGGTTCGGCGCTGTCTTTTATGACCTTGCCGTCCAGCCAGTCCTGGTGCGTGTAGCAGAACTCCTGATTGTTGGAAGTGCCGTCCTTCAGCCGCTCCACGAAGAAAATCGGAGTCAGCTTGCCGAGGTTGGCCACCACTTCGTCGCCCTCCTCCACCGGCTTGGTCACGGTCGACCCTTTCTTGAGCACCTTGAAGTAGATGAACTCCGGCGTGGACTGGCGCATGACATGTTCCGGCAGGATGATTGGTGAGCCGGACTCGCGGAAAAAGTGCTTGAGCAGGACGTAGTCGCCCACCATCTCGAAATTTGGCAGCGTGACCTCGTCGCCGGTCAGCCGACCGATGATGTCGCCCTGGTGCAGATTCATGTAGTGCCTGCCGTCCAGCACGTACTTCTGCGTGTTCTCCATGACCGAGTTGATCTGGAACATCACGATGTCGCCGGGCTTGACGACCGACGTCTTTTTGGGATCGGTGCCCACGGAGACCACTTTGCCCATCCGGTGCGTATCCGCCTGCTGGGCGGCGTCAGGCAGGATGATCTGCGACGAGGAGGACTTGGGCCGGTAGTGTTCCACCAGGCAGCGAAAACCAAACATTTTTACATTCATACCGGTATAGAACCGATTCGGAGCTTGGTTATGTCACAGGCTTGCTTCATGGCCCGGAGCGGGTCCACGGTGACCAGATTGCCCGTCACCGCCGCCGCGCTGTAGCGCTTGCGGTTGCGGATGGCGTCCCAGGCGGCGTCTACATCATCGTTGGCATCGGCCTTCTTGTTGCCCTCCAGCTGCGGCATTTCCGCAATCGTCACCCGGGTCAGGTTGCTAAACGCGGCCACCGACTTCCAGGTCAGGGCGATGGCGTCGTGGTCGAACAGCAGGCAGAACTCCTCCGCGCCGCAGAGCAGCAGCTTCTGCACTTGCACCTGGCTGACAAAGTGCTTGAACACGCACACCGGCACGTACTTGTGCTCCAGGTGGAGCGCGCGCAGCTTGCGCTTCAGCGACAGGACGTTCAGGATGGATTCCACCATGATGATGACATTGGGCTTGACCGTCCGCACCTCGTCGATGTTGTACACCCAGTAGGACGCACCGTAGGTCACGTCCTTGCGGTTGGGGAAACGCTTGGTCGGCTCGCCCGGCACGTCCACGTACGTGCGGCCCTGATAGTAGACGGGCATCTTGGAATCGTAGACGGGAAAAATGCAGTACGGCTCCCACAGGCCCTGCTCCGTGAAGCCCGCGCCCGCCTCGATGAACGCTTTCAGGTCCAGATTTTTTCGCTTGGCCATGCGGCGGATCAGCTCCGTGTAGGCGCTGTCGGGGTCATCCTCCAGCCGGGTGAAGCCCACCGGCAGGTCCACCGGCTTGAGCACCGGCATCTTGGTCCTGACCGCTGGCGGATTGTTCAGCAGCTCCTCCAGCGGCACGTTGCTGTAGCCGTTGTCGGAGTTCAGGAACTGGTAGCCCAGGGCCTTGGACCAGGCCATGAAATTGCCCTTGTTGTGCGCGCCCTTGTTGCACCGGAAGCAAAAGGTGAAGCCGGTGCGCAGGTTCACCGACCGGTGGCCGGAATGGTCGCCGCATTCCGGACAAAGGAACACCAGTTCCTCGGCGGAGGACTTGTCCGCCACCACCGTAAACATGCTTTCGATCTCTCGTTTTAACAATGGTCCGATCATAATCTGATCCTACTCTGTTGTATTTAGGCCATGGACTTGAATAAATCTATAGCGACGGCTCAGCAGTTCACCGCGCCCAGGCCGGACGGGCTGCCGGTGATCGACCGCTCCGCCCAGGCTGACTTCGGTCTGGACATGGCCCGCCGCGCCGCCCAGCGCAGCCAGCAGCCGGTGGACGCGCCCAAGCCGATGCCGCCCATCGTGCCGATGGCCAGTTAAACCCCAAGAACGGCAGCTGGTCTGACTTCCAGCTTCGGATTCTGAAAAAAGTTTGGGCTGTCGAGTATGGCCAGCGACCGTTCGCGCTCCCAGGCGCAGTAGATGTTGGACCGAACCCGGGCCAGCAGCGAAGGCCGAACTCCGTCGTACCACTTGAAATGGTGCGTATCTCCAAAATTAAGCGGTATTTCCATGCTGTTGTGGTGTCCCGACCGGATCGTCACGTCCCCTCGGTGCAGTCCAATCTTGTGGACATTTGCGCCGGACCATTTGGTCATGGAAGTCGCCCACGGGAATTGCGCATCCAGACTGACGTCCAGCTTCACCGGCGGCAGCGCCCCTTCCGGCGCAAACCGGTCCACAAACCGGCTGCGCACGACCTTATAGCCTTCCTGCTGGGCCTGGGCGGCCATGTCCGGAAAGGATTTGCCGCCGTAGTCGTGCAGTTCGTCCAGGTCGGCCACCAGAAACCATACGTCAGCCGCCACGAACTCCCGGCGCGCCCGGTTGAGCGCCACTGTTTCGTCGGTTGAGTTGTACAGGTTGTACGCGCAAAACTGGTTTGGCCGCACGTGCCAGTCGAGTCCCTGGCTGTGTTTCGCCAGCTCAGCGTAGACGGGGCACTTAATCCCTCGCCACGCGGCGTACACGAACCGCGTCACTCCGCGCTGCTGGTAGTACTTCAGCAGGAACGGGAGCAGGTAGGTGCGGTCGTATACGGGTATTATCAGCGTCATACTCCTATTTGACTTGCCGGTTCACTTTTGCACTTTGGGTCGCTCAGGTAATCCGGTGTTTCCAGCAGGCTCAAGGCTTTAGCCTGCTCCCAGGCCCAGTTGATGTGCGCGGCCAGCTGGCGCTCGTGCCTGCTCTTCAAGATTTCCTTTATGCCGCTGACCCACTTAAAATGATGGGTATACCCAAACGGAAAGCTCACCTCGTCGCACTCATGGTGACCGCTGCGGATGGGCAGGCCGCCCTGGCATAGACTAACCTTAAGGTAGCAGGCTCCCATCCAGCGGGTAAACTGGGTCATGGTCGGAAACTGCTCGTCTAACGTCCGCTCCGGCTGGATGACCGGCAGCGCGCCGTCAGCGGCAAACCGGTCCCTAAACTCGCCTTGAACGCAGCGAAAGCCCGCCCTCTCCGCCATGGCCGCAGCCTCCGCCAGGCTTTTCCCGTCGTAATAATGAAATTCATCCGCATCCGCCAGCACGTACCATTCTTCCGGCTCGACAAATTCGCGCCTGATTTCGTTGAGGCCATCCGTTTCGCTGTAAGCGTAGTCTGACTCGGAGCACAGCACGGTCGGTCGCACGTGCCAGTCCAGCGCGCCGCTGAGGGCGGCAACCTGAGCGTACACCGGATGACGGATGCCGTTGCACAGCGCGTAGACAATTCGCGTTACGCCCATCCGCGTGTAGTACCGCAGCACGTACGGCACCAGCTCAACCCGGTCGTGCAATGTCAGGATCAAGGTCACAGCAGGTACCCCTTGCTTTCGTACACGGCCCGGTTATCCGTCACCCAGCGCGGCAGCGGCGCGTCCGGCATCCGGTCGAAGATGAAGCCACCTTTAGGGTCCACCTGCCTGCCCAGCCGCCGCATGTCCACCGGCACGTCGCCTTGGAGGGCGTACAGGATCGGCAGCGTGTGCCGCCCGAAGCAGTGCGAGTAATTTTTGAGTTTGTACTGAACCCGGCCAGGACCTTCCGGACCCAACAAGTAGGAAAAGTGCCAGCCCGCGCGCTCCAAACGCTTGGCCAGCGGATAGGGGTCGCTCTTGTAGCTGAAGTGTTCAAACGGACGCAGCCGATGCACCGGATACTGGTTGTACAGCGACCCGGGTACTAGATAAGGAGCCTTCCAGACTTTGTTGACGCACCCGTAATTCAGGTAGAAGTGAAAGAACGCCAGCTCCAGGCCGACTGCGCCGTCCCGAGGCCGGTAGTTTAGAATCGTCTGCGCGCTGATGATTTCGTCAGCGTCACAGATGCTAAACACGTCGAATTCCTTTAGCCTTGGCAGCACTTCCTTCAAGTAATCGCGCTGGTAGTTTTGGCGCGCCCAGGAGGCGGCCTGGGCATCTTCCGGCAGGTTGGGGCAGGGCGGCACCTCTATGTATACAATTTTATCGCGCCACTGCTCGAACTCGTCGGCGTGCTCCTGGTAGCTGAGCCGCTTGGGCCTGCCCGCGAAGGTGACCCGGCTCTCCAGCACGTAGAAGCGGTCAACCACGCGGTACATCTCGTGCAGCCGCAGCTTGAGCAGCTCCAGCTCATTAAGCAGGATGGATGCGTTGATCACCATAGCGGCTCGTCGATCAAAGACAGATACTCGTTGGACCAGTACGGGTACAGTCCACCGGCAAAAGCCAGTTCCAGGTTGCGCAGGCTGAAAAGTTTCACCAGCGGTCCTTCGGAGTCCTGGTGCAAGTGGCACGCCTGCGGGTACAGCCATTCACTCTCCACCTGGTTTATATCCACCAGCGTGGGCAGCATGATTTCCCTGGCGCTGGGGAAGTTAAGCACCACCACGCACTTAAGCCCCAGCGCGGAAGCCAGGTGCATTGGCCCGCTGACAATGCCTAAAAACCATTCACTGCCGGACATCAAGGCAATGGATTCATCCAGGCTGCGACCGGTGCGGTCCTCCACCCCGTTCAGGTTGTGGCAGGTCTGGCCTATCTCCACAAAGGACATGTCGGCGCGGTGGGCGTCCACAAACTCCTGGATCACCTTGAAAGTCGACGGGTACACTTCGCGCGCCCGGCCATGCACGCGCCGCCGCTGCCACTGGGCGTGCGCCCCGGGTTCAAAATGCAGCACGCAGCGGCCCGGCACCTTGTCCTGGGGACAGACCACCGTGGCCCGGGGCAGCAAGTCGGCCCGATAGCCCCATGCCCGTTGCAGGCGCTGCATCAAATGGCCGTTGCCCAGGTCGAAGGTCTTTTGCAAAAAGTCGGAAGACACCGGCGGCCTGCCGTCGTACGGCTTGTACCAGGGGTTGTGCTTGATCAACGTCTCAAACTTGGCATCGGCGTGAAAGATATGCGTATAGCCGCCCTGCTCCGTAGAGACCCGGGGCAGGGAGGACATGACCAACATGTCGCCGATGCCGCTCTGGTAATTGGACAGCGCGTAATTGGTCAAGTCAATGAGCGGCTCTTTCGGTGCCGCTTTCATCCGGCGATAGTAATTCCGGATGTGGTCCACTACTTCGCGGGATTTGCGCTTGTGGCTGGTCCGGCGCAAGCTGGACCTTGCAACGGTTTCCTGGCGGAACAGCCGGTACGCCAACAGGTCGGCGCTGGCGCAGTCCTCCGCCTCCATGAGCTGGCGAATGTCCACGTCCGCCGTTTCCAGCAGGCTGCGGTGCCGCTGCCACCAGCCGTAGGTGAAAGCGTAAAACTCCACCTCCGGGCTGGGCACAGAATTGCGCTCCAAATCCGCCGAGGTATGCGTTCCCGGCATGGCCACTTGTCGGCGCAGGCCATAGAAACAGTCTGCTTCGCACAGCTTGGCCCGCAGAATGCGCTCAACATCCGGCACGAAATACGTGTCACCGGGCGTGTAGACAATAACATCAATCGGTTCTGCTGACGTCAGTTTGGCGATGTCCGCCAGTGTGTTGCTGCCTGACAGCTGCCAGGGCGGCCAGGTATTGGACGCCTGCTCGTTTACCACTTCCGGATGCACGTGCCAGAACAGGCGGAACATCACGCGATTAACGGCAGTGTCCAAGGCGTCCGTGTCCAAGGCGTCCGTGTAGCGAAAAGTCTTGGCCAGGTTACAGCAGGGCACGGTGGCGCTCCAGGAGCCTGCCAGGGTGTTCAAGTAGGCAATCACTGGAATCTTAACTGCCTGCGCCAGGTGGAGGAAGGCGGTGTCCACGGTTATCAACAGGTCAGCCGCGTCCATCAGGGTCAGGAAATCAGTCAGCGTGGACGCTTTGACGTCATCCAGCCAGACTACCGCCGATCCGTACTTGGTGGCGATCCATTCCCGCAGCCGGACGGCGTGCGGAAACGGGCTGGACTTGCCTTGCAGGGCCACCAGGATCGTGGGCGTGCGGTTGCGCAGGTGAAGCTTGGCCAGCTCCAGTTCGCCCGCCAGGTCACGGCCATCCAGCACCAGCGGCAGCTTTCCGCGCAAAGGCAGCAGGCCCAGCGCGGCCCAGGGTTCTTCACAGTAGCTCCGGCACCTGTAGTCCATCGTGAAATCACGGGTACAGGGCTGCATGACCACCACTTCGGTATACCGTGTCGACGCCCATTCCAGCGCCGGTTGCGTCAAGTCGAACTTACCGGGATAAATGACCGGATTCCAGTAGCTGACCCAGGCCGCCGCATCCGCAAAGTCCTGGCTGATCACCACGTTGGGCTTTTCGCCGGTAGCGTCGAACAAATGCTTGAAGATCGGCAGCACGTTCAGCAAGTCACCGTACCGGCCTAAAACCAGGTAGCAGCGGATGCTGTACTTTATCTCTGGCGGGAAAGGCCCGACCTTGAACGGGTGAGTAATAAGTCCTATCCGGTAGCTTAAACGCTTCGTCTGAATCAGCGTAATCGAAGGCACAAACTGTTCCGCGAAGGTACGCTCATTTCCCTCAGCGTTGTAGCGGATCAGACCCAGCGCAGAGCGGAAAAAGGCGAAGCAGGCGGCATTGTCGTCCGGCTGCTCGACGCCGGAAGCGCTGCTGACCAGGTGGAGACTGTTGGTGACTGCCCGCATGTGAAAGTCGATGTAGTCGGGGTCGTACCAGTAGTTTGGCAGCCAGGGGAAGCACCACTCGGCCTGGGCCAGCTCCAGGGCGGCGTTCTTAAGCTCCTGGATGCTGCCGCCGGACTCCACCACCTTTACCTCCGGCGGCAGGCTTATGGCGCGTCCGCTGCCGTTGATGACGATCAAGCTTTTGAGCGGCCAGGTTTGCCGGATAAAGCAGAAGGCCGCGTTCATTGCGTTTTCCTTCAGGTCATCCGGTCCGATGACCATGAGTCCGTTTACCGAGGGTTGTTCAGGCCACGCCATAAGGGTATTCTCGCATCATGCTTAAACGCTGATTCTGGGTTAAGGCTCCGAAGTGGTGCAGCGGCTTTAGCCGCTCTGGATCGTACCACGGCATGTCTGCTATCCAGTTCGAGTCCAAAAAGGAAATCCGGCGGGCCACCGCAGGAAACTCGTTGAGCAGCCCCTTAATGGTGTTCTGCTCCCACTTAGGCCCTAAAGCCGCCCCGTAGCGGTCGTCGTCCTTGACGTCTCCGCACCGGCTAAGCGTAGGTAAAAACCAGTCGGTCCAGGCACACTTCTTAACCGCCAGCACGCAGGCGCACAGGCCGTTCCAGTCGGAGGCTCCCAGCAGGTCAAACTGAAGTTTGTCGCCCAAGTCGTCCACCAGCGCAAACGGACGAAGCAGCAGGCAGTCGGCGTCAATCCACACCGCCCAGTCCCCATCCTGTAAATCCGACAGCGTCGTTTGGAGGGCGGCTATTTTGTTCCAGGACGGATGCACCCCTGGGTCCAATAACTCCGTGTATACGTCCAAGCCAACACCCATGGCCGCCGCGTGCGTCCGCAGCGACTTGGCACACTGATCGCCCACCTGAGCGTAGCCCGCGTCGTATAGCGTAAGCAGCTTCACGTTCATAGCTCGGCAACTTCCGACCGAATAAGTCGGCTGCTGGCGCTTTCGTCCAGGTTGGTGTAGTCGCGGTGAATGCCTTCCCAGTAATCAAAGCGCATCTCCCGGCACTTGGTGTAGACCGCCATGCCGCGCAGGGTATGGTCATCCTTGCCGTGGTCCATGAAAACAGCTTCACCAACCCGTTTACAGCCAAAGGACGCGAAAGTTTCGTCCAGCCCCCTCAGATTAAAGAAAGTGCAACTGGTCGCGTCCCACGGCGACGTCGTGACCGGGCAGTGGATCAGCGGCTCGTCATTTGGCCCGTAGAATCCAGATTCCACGACAATGATGCCGCCGGTCTGGGTCGCGCCCACGACGGCAGATATGCCATTGATTGGATACCGCAGGTGGTACAGGACGCCCATGAACAGCACGGTGCGGAACTGGTTGTCCCGATCCAAGCTATACACGGACTTTTCCCGGATCGTCAGCTTGGACCCGCGTAGTTCGCGCATCAGGCCAATGCCTTCGCTGATGTTGTTATCAATGCCGGTGACTGGCTCGATGCCGTTGTCCTCCAGCCAAAAACTGAACATGCCGTCGCGACAGCCTATGTCGAGGGCCGGACCTTTAAGCAGCTTGCGCGCGTGCAAATCGTTCAGCTGCTCCTTGATCCAGTTCCAGGATTTCTCCAGTCCGAGACTGTGGCCGTGGGTGACGATGCTGGTGCCCGGCACTTCCATGGTGTGGTACCACTTAACCTTGTTCACTCTGACCCGCAGGGCTTCTTCGTTTAGGGTGTCCATGTGTCTTTAATGTTGTGTATTCCGGCGACCGCTCCGGCTACGAGCCTTCGCTTTTGGTAGTCGCGCTGGATAAAGCACTCGCCGTTAAAGGACAGCGCCTGGGTGACGGGCGAGAAGCGCTCCAGGTACTCCAGGCCGTAGGTCCGCGCCAGCTCCAGGCCGACGCGCATGTCCCAGGGCTTGTCGGTGTAGATTCCGCTTTTCCAGGCGGCAACCACTTCCTTGGTCCGGTAAATGGCGAAGCATCCGTTGGGAAACAGCGTCCACTGCTCGCGCGGCAGCCACTCGTCGCGCAGGGAGTAAATGTGGGCACCGGTCACCCGGTTATACTCGCGCACAATCAAGCGGCATATCGTGCGCACCCCGGGACCGGCAAATTGAGTGTGAAAGGGCACCGGGGTGCCTGCCAGCAAAAAGTCCGGGTTGTGGGCCAGCGCCTCGCGCAGCAGGCGCTCGTCCCAGGCCCCGCCTTTGACCCGGCAGTCGGGTTCAATGGGCATGAAAAACTCGGCGTCCAACTGTTCCGCCACTTTGATCACCTCGTTGAAAATACCAATGCCGGTAACGTGGGTGTTGGCTCCGCACCTGATCGGCTCGGCCAGCAGGTGCTGCGGCTGATAATCCGGGGTCTCGCTGACGTAATGCACCGGGAACGTCGGGGGATTGGCGCTTAAATTGCGGAAAAACACGTCATTGTGCCCGACTTCCGGCGGCGGCAGATAGCAGATACTGACCAGGCGCGGTTTACCGTGGATCAGGAGCGGAACGGAGGGCAGATCGGGCCGGGCCACGGAAAGGAAGGCTTCGCGGATGCTATTCTCCCACAGCGTAAGCTCGATCCAGGGACAATGAAAGACCACGTTCTCCACCCGGCCCGAGCATTCCCACTTGGGCCTTCCGAAGTGTATGGACGGCGTGTTGGTCGCCCGGTTCAGGTGCAAAATGGCCGTGTCGGCACAGACTAGCAGTTTCGCATTTTCCAGCAGCAGCAGAAAATCCGCAAAGTTGTCCAACCGTACCTCAGAAATGTCTACAACCGACCAGCCCCATTCCCGGCAGAGTTCGGCCAGCAACTTTTGCACCCAGGCAGCCTCAGCATCGGTCGGCGGCGAGGAATGGCTTTTTAAGCAGGTGACCACGTACGGCGAGTCGGGGTTGAACCGGTCGAACACCGCCGTCTCGGCGGTCGCGTTTCGACGGTCAAACACCAGCGGCAGCTTGCCCCACTGCTCCAGGTAGCCAAGCTTCTCCCACTGGGCTTTCAGAAAGTTAGCGCCGGTCTTGCGATTTTTAGACGTTCCAAAAAACATGCAGTTGGTCGCCTTAAGCCCGGTGCCCTCGACTTCCTTTACCGCCGATTCGGCGTCGTGAAGGCTGCCTTGAAACAACACTGGCTCCACGTAGCTTACCCGTTCCAGTATGGCGGCAAACTCCGGGCAGACCATCATTTTGGGCGCGATGCCGCTGCGCAGAAAGAGCGCCCGGCAAACCGGCAGCACGTTAATGATGTCACCGATGCGCCCCAAATTTACGATTACTGAGCCGTCCGGCTTGGGCGACGCGACCGTCAGCTTGGGCGCTTCCGCGTCTCGGACCTTGGTCTCCGACTTAACGTGGTGGGCCAGGACGCGGTCGGAATGCACCGCTACCGGGGTTCCCAACTGACCCAGAAACAGGTGCTCGTAGCCGTGGTCGTCATAACGAATCTTGCCCAGAGCTGCCTTGGCGTAGCCGCAGAAGCGCCGGTCCTGGCCATACAGCAGCACGTTTGCGCCGTTGGCTTTGCCCAGCAGGGTGTCGAGGTATTCAGGCGCATACCAGGCGTCCGGCAGCCAGTTAAAAATCCACTCGCCAGTGGCCAGCGCCAGCGCCTGGTTGCGCAATTCGCCGTAGGGCAGAGGGAGACCGACCACTTCCTGAATATCGGCGTTCGGCGGAGCCAGGGCGACACCGGTGCTGTTAACCACGATCAACTCTTTTACCGGCCAGGTCTGGCGAATAAAGCAGTAAATCGAGTTTAGCGCCGCGTCCCGTAAATCACAGGGGCGCACCACCATTACCGCCGAGACAAAACGATGTTCAGGCCATGCCATGCAGCTTTAGAACTGAATCAGCTGCCGGTTCGGAGTAGTTGCAGTCCCGACAGGTACCCATAGACCGCAAAGCTCATTTTTCCCGTGCTGTTGACCGCCGCCGAAACGGCCACGTAGTTCTGACCGGCTACAAAAGACGTAGCTGCCGTGTTGTTGACCGTGTGCAAGACAGGAGCACCGCCATTAACTCCAATGTAGACGCTGCTGGTGCCCGAGGCGGCTGCCGAATAGACGTACAGGGTGTAGCTGCCGGGCGGGATGTTGCGCAGGTTGAACGTGTTGGGCACGGACGGACCGCCTGCGTACGTGTTCAACATGGGATCAAAAGTGCTCTGGGTGCCTGCCGCCGATGTCAGCGGCGCAACCCGTTCCAAATAAACGACGCTCAGGCTGCGGTCGTAATTCAGCAGCGGAATCAGCGGAGCACTGGAAAACACCCAACCATACCCGTATCCGTAGCCGCAGGTATGGTCCACCGTTGCCGTATAACTGGCGGGAGTGTAGACATTCCAGTAGTCGCTGGCGGTTTTGCCGACCTGAGCCGGACCCTGCTTGAGACCCGTGCCGTTAAAATCGACATTGACCAGCAGCTGCGTCGCGTCCGGCGTAAAATAGCGCTTCCCGCCGACCAGGGTGGCTGCCGTGCCACCACTCAGATCGCGCGGCAGGACGTCAGGAGCGAACCGGATCATGTCGTACTGGCCCAGGACCTCGGCCCCATCTTGCACCAAAAAGGTTGGATTTAGCCGCAGAGGGTCCAACGGGACGGTGCCGACGAGCACTCCCATCCAGATTTGGCTGGTTTTCGGCGGTCCAACCAGCGCCCCGCGCGTAACGGGCTGCCCCGTGACCAGCCCGGTGGAAGCCAGGCCACTAAGCGTCACCAGCACGCCCAGGCCGCAGTCAATGGTGACGTTGGTGGCGTACGTGGCCAGCAGCACCGGGTCTTCCGTGTAAAACTCCGGGAGCGACGTCCATATCCGGCTGACCGTCCCCGTGGCCGGAGCGATGGCGCTCTCTCCCGCCGCCAGCTGCACGGTGATGCCCAGGTTGACGCTGCCCTCGGCGGTGTACGCGTACAGCAGGGTGGCTGACCGGGAAAACGGCGGTCGAAACTGGGTGACCAGGTTGATGACCGACTGCGAAAGGTTGCTCATGAGGGTATCGTCGGTGCGCCGTTAAAGTTGAGGGTGGACGTGTACCGTTCCACCGCTTCCGGGTAAAACGTGGCTTCCAGGGTCAGCAGCTGGGATTCGGTGTAATTCAGGTCCGACAGCTTGTACCCGGCGCACCAGCACTGCCGCAGCACCCACTTGGTGTGTTCCTCCATCTGAGGCAGGGTGGCTGCCGCCGTGGCGGACGGTGCGCCCTGCGGACCAGCGGGCGTGCTGGTGGCCGCGCCCTGGTTCGACTGCCTGGCCGCCTGCTGCTTCAGCAGGCTGTTGTACTTGGCCACCGCAGCGAGCTGGGCACCGTTTACCTGGCCGGTGGTCGTCGTGCCGCTCAGCCCCTGGACGATATTCTGCATGTTGCCGCGCAGCAAGCTGACGTTGATGTCGAACCGGCAAGTCGTGCTAAAATTGCTGTCCAGGGTGAAATATCCCTGGGGACTGAGGCCCGCAAACCCGCCGTAGCGTGCCCCGCGCCCCGCCCGCGTCAGCGCCACCCAGGCGTCCAGCAGGTCCGCCGTGTCACTGCGGTCGGTGCCCTCCCAGGTGTCCACCACAAAGGTGATTTTAGCGGCTTCCACCGGGTCGTCCCAGTTGGGCATGTTGTACGGCACCGAGTCCCGGCGGAACACTTCCGCCTTGAGCCTGACTTCAGGCAGGCTGACGCTGCGCACAAACTGGCGCAGCTGCGCGTTGAGCTTGACGTTGGCGGCGCTCTGGATGCCGCCCGCCGCCAGGGTCAGGTCCACCAGGAACAAGTCCGAGCGCTGCGGTTCCAGCACGCTGGACGTGTTGGCGTCCGTCTGCCGTCCCCAAAGGTTAACCAGGTTCTTATTATCAGCGTCACGCGACATTTGAGTAACTACCTTGAGCATGAACCTTAACTTTACGTATGCCGGAACGGTGGAGCTAAACCAGGACCCGCTGAAACTTGGCCGGTTGAAGGTTCGCGTCCCGCACGTCTATGGCACCAGCGCCACCGGCTCGGGCTACATCGGCACCGGCGACCTGCCATGGGCCATGCCAGCAGGCATGCCTGCCGGTGGCAGTGCCCTGAGCGGGGGCTTCTCCCAGATACCGGAGCCGGGCGATCCCGTCTGGGTTCGCTTCCTGGATGGGGAGCCGGAAAAGCCCATCTGGGAGTGGGGCATGCAAACCATGAACGGGGCGCAGAAACTGAAGCTGCACACCTATGACATCGGCACGCCCGTGGGCAAGCCCAACCGCACCGTCTGGACCCGCTACAGCCACGCCATCGAGATGAACGAGGGTTCGCTGATCGCCACCACCAGCGCCGGGTACCGCATTGTTCTGACCGACGACACCGAGGTCGGCTCTTCGGACGGCAACATCATGGTCACGACGCCCAACGGCAACTACTGCCAGTTCGACGATCTGGACGACACGGTCAAGTTCAACGTGCTCCAGGACCTGTACTTCAATGTCTACGAAGGCGTGACCGGCATCTCCAACAGCTTTTCCTGGCAGACCCTGGCCGATGACTTCAGTGTAGACAGCGGCGGCGGCATCGCCCTGACCGCTTTCGACAACATTGACATTTCCACCGTCGGCGACATCACCATCGACAGCCTGAGCGACCTGAACCTGACCACCGTCGGGGAAATGGTGCTGGGCTTCACCAACCTGACGCTGGGCATTGGGGCTACCCAGCAGGCCGTTTTGGGCAATTACCTGGTGGAATGGATCAATTCCCTGTTCGTCTGGCTGGCCGTTCACACGCACACCAGCAGCAATCCAGGGAACCCGACGTCGCCGCCCACGCAGCCCACGTCCTCGATCACCCCGGAGGCCACGCAGCTGCTTTCGCAGACCGTCACCGTGGCAGACTGAGTTTTGCGTTCTTAGTGGCCTATGGCTATTCGCACCAACCTGAAATCACTGGTCCCGCGCCGAGACGCGTACAAGCGGGAAATCACCCTGCTCTCGCGCGGCTACACCAGCCCCACGGCCTGGCCCGGCGGCAAATTGACCGTCTACCCCTGGGACAATGAAGTTGACGACTGGTTCGTGGAGAACGCCCGCAAGCTGACCAAGGAGGAGCTGATCTTTAGCCTGTTCGAGCGCTGCTGCAACCTCAACGGCGGCAGGCTGGACGATTTTGTCGCCGACGAGATCAACCTGATCCTGCTGGTGTCCCGGGCGCGCCTGGCCAACGACCATATTCGCTACACCTCCGTGTGTCCGCACTGCGGGGCCAAGAAGGACGAAACCATCGCCATTCCTGACGAGCTGGAGCCGGTGGGGGTCAAGGAGCCGGATTATCCCGGTTTCGATGTCATCACCCTGCCGGACGTCCAGGACGTCGTCAAGGTGCGCCCGCTGTTGGTCAAGGACGAGCGCGCCATCGTGGGCCGACCCACCGTGGAGCGCGCCCGGGTGCCTGACACACTGCTGCGCACCCTGATGCGGGTCGTCACCATCAACGACACCCGACCCGACGCGCTGGAAGAGCTGATCCAATGGTTTCGGGCGCTGTCGCCAGCGGATTCCAAATTTCTCGAAAAGGAGGGCCGCCGCATCACGCCGCATCTGAACACCGCCGTGCCACACAAGTGCGACGAGTGCCTGAAGACCTTCGACCACGTGCTGGACCTGGGTCAGGAGTTTTTTCGTTGAGGCGGCTTATATTAGCCGCCAAGACCGCTGGAGAACCCTGTTTGAACTGGCCTGGGATGGCAAGGGCCTGACGCTGGAGCTAAGCCGCGTGCCCGACGACATCCTGCGCCAGATGGTCCACTGGCGCAACGAAAAAGTAGAGCAGGAAAACGAGAGAAACTCGAAATTGCGATGATCAGCGCAGCCCGAGAAAATGAGCTGATATGTTGCGAATCCATGTTTTGAATTCGTCTACACTCATTGTGTTTTTGGCATAATTGCACACTTTGCACGCGGGCACGCAGTTGCTGACAGTGTAGCCAGAGCCAGAATCCAGACGATCAATACCGTTGTATACAAAATCTACGATTGATGTACGAGTACGGTACGACTTTGACGGCGGCGCTCCGCAGTAAAAACATTTTTCAGCTACGACGCGCTTAAATTCATCCGGGGTCAAAACCCACGCTATACCCCGGTTCACCGCCTGTCTTTTGACTTGACCGTAGACTGCGTTAAACGAGGCGGTACCAGGAGGTAACGACCATGCTCGTTTTGCCGCCGCTACCCTGTTCTTGATCCCCACACAGCCGCAGCTGATGGTTCCTCCGCATTTTAACGATTTTACCGCTATTGACTTTTTCTTGCCGCACGCGCAGACACAGATGACGCGTCGTTCAACTGTACTTCCATTGCGCTGCGCAGTTTCAAAAGGTTTAATATCATAGCCAATCACCGTAAGCTGTCCGAACTTTAAGCCTGTTGGATACGTAGACTTGAACCTGTCAGTTGCGCACCCAGCAAAACTACAGCCGCAGCTTTTAACTGTTCGAGCCATGAGTCTGTGCGGCCTTTCCCTAATTATATTGCCGCAGTCACAGCGACAAACGAGCATCCAAAAATACGGAGGTTTGCCGTATTTTTCGTAGCCTTTGACGACTAGCTTTCCTGTTCTAGTGCCTGGTGGAAATTTATTTTTAAGCACCGTTAGCTTTTTCATACCAGTACCTACACATGATAACAGCCTGCTTTGACGCAAATAGTATTTTTGCCCGGTCCTGGTACGCCGCCGAGCGCAGCGGCGGGGAACCGCTGGACGCGGTCAGTCTGATGGTGCGCTCACTGCTGATCCTGCTGAATCCCGACATCGACAAACTTGGGGTGTACGTAGACCGGACCCTGTTCGGCTGGGACCCCAAAAACATTTCCAGCAACAAGGGCCGAGAAACCAAACCAAAGGTATATCATGACACCAAGGAAGCCGTTAAAGATGTTCTGGCGTTCCTCTTTGGCACTGTCAACTTTGAACACGACCAGTACGAGGCAGACAGTGTCGTGGCAACCGCCGCAGTACGCGCCGCCAAAACGGACGAAGTTTACGTGGTCTCGGGTGACAAGGACCTGCAACAGCTTCAGCGAGGGAACATCCATTACTATTGCCTGAACACCAAGACCATCCTCTCGCCCGACTACATCCGGCGAAAATGGGGCGTGCCCCGGGCCAGCCAGGTGGCGCTGGTTCAGGCCATCACCGGCGACCCGGTGGACAACATCAAGGGCGTTCATGGCTGGGGTCCTAAAAAGTGCCGCGAGCTGTTCCGTAAGGTAAATCCAGACATGACGTTCGAGGAGGCCAAGGCGGCGCTGCTGAGCCAAATGCCGCCGGAGTGCCAGGAGCAGTTCCTGGCGTGCCTGGAGCTGACCCGCTTAAAAACCAACGTCCCGGACGTACCTGATCCGGGACGTTTGCAGCTGGCTTCCGTGGCGGAAGCCAAATCGCTCGGTATCCCCAACATCGGCCTGTTGTACAGCCGCGTCTACGAGGAGTACCAGACTAGACGGCGATGAGCGGCAGCGCTCCGCCGCTGGCCCGGTTGTAGTACCGGACCACCGTGAACTCCAACAGCGCGCCGCCGGAGGCGTTGCCTACCAGCTGAACCTGCGGATACGTGGAGGTCACGATCAGCTGGATCACCTGGTTGGCCATCAGCGTGTTGTTGAGCAGGCTGCCCGGCGCGCCCAGGTCCGCCCAGGAGGTGCCGTTGAATTCCTGAAAATCATAATTCAGCGTGTTGACGCCGCTATTCTTCATCGTCACCATCAAGCTGGCCGGACCCTGCTGGATGACGCTGAACAGCGTAGACAAAGTCTCGCCGACGAATTGGCTGTCTGTGACGGTTGCAATCATACGCTAACTACTGTGCGTTGGGATTCCGGTAGTTGTACACGTCCCGGCTCTGGTGCAAGCCCAACATCCGGCTCGTTTCACTGCCGGGTTCCGCCTGCCTAAATAACCGCCTGAGCTGAGGCTCAATGCGTTGCCAGGCCGCTTCCGCCTGTTCACGGCTCACGGGACCAACAGCTTGGCCTGTTGTCGGGTCCTTGAAGCCATGAACTCGTTCCTCAACAAAGCGCTCACGAATTTGGGTCATAGCGCCATCCAGTTCTCCGGGTACTGCGCTGTGTTGCGTGGTGGCCTCGATGTCGGCCTCGCCGATAATTTTCTGGATAAGTTTGTTCATAGCTAAAATCGAATTCTCCAGGTCAGCGTGGGCGCGTAATCTGAAGTCTTGTTGATGCTGGTGGCGCGGACCTTGCGGGTCACCAGCGCCTGGCCGCCCGTCAGCAAGCCCATCTCGCTAATCAGCGTGCCGTTGGCCTCGGTGGTGCCGATGGTGAAAGCTACGCGCACCACGAAAGGCGACATGTAGTCAATCGAGTCCACGGCCTTGTGGTACAGCGAGCTGGGGAACAGGATGGGCGCGGCCAGCGCCACGTCCGTCACCTGGGCCGCCGTCGTGCCGGTGCCGATGGCAAACAAACTGATGGCGTAGTTGACCGTCGGGCTGCGGCCCCCGAAAGCAAAAGCCATGGCCTGGCGGCCTTGGTCGAGGAATAGATTCTTGCCCACAGGCACCTCGTGGCGCTCCAGGCCCCAGCCAGCGGGCTGCCGCCCGGCGGGTGCCTTGATCCAGCCGTAGTCGACGGCCTGCTGCGTGGACAGCTCCTGGCCGTCCGCCAAGGTTATCTTGGAGATGGACACAAACCCAACTGGACGCGGTAACATCATAGCGGCAAATCCTCTTCCGGCTCAGCCACGCCTGCGGTATCCACAGCCAGCCGGAAAGCGGCGTAATCGTCCGGGTCCACCCCTTTGGGCGGCGTCGGGGACAGGGCCTCGTACCGTTTAATCTCACGCAGGCGGCTGGCCCGGCGCTCGGACAGCTTGCGGATCACCTGACGGGCCAGGGACTCCAGCTTGGGCGTAAAGATCGCCTGGCAGTCCGGACACGACGCTTGCTCACCCGCCTCGGACTCGGACACCAAGGCGTTCAGCTGGCCACAGCTCGGGCAGACGTGGGCGGTCCCCAAGTCAAACTCCGGCAGAGGGGCCACTTCGAGCAGTGGACGCTCAACCGGAGTACAGACCCGCAAGATGGCTTCTTTGTAGCGGTCGTACATTACGTGGCGAGCACCGGCGTCGTCACCATGCTGTTGACGTCCACCGGATAGTACCGGTCAATCTGGAGGGAAAACATCATGTTCACGAAGCCGCTGGCGGTCATGTCGCCGTCGCTGAACTTCAGGCCCTTGGGCTGGCAGCCTTCCAGAACGTAGGTCAAGCCCGGGTCCATGGTGGACGCCCCCGGCTGGGCCTGGTTGTTGATGTCGTTGACCATGTTCTGCATGTTGGGCGTGTACCAAGTCATGCGACCCATGGCCTTCACCTGGGAGGTCAGGCCGACCCCGCCGGTGCGCGGATTGGAACTCAGCCAGAACCACTTTTCCAGGGCTTCCGCCGCCCGGGTGGAGAAGGCGTAGCGCACCGGAATTTCGATGGCAGGCGTCGGCGTGTCCTTGCCGATCAGCAGGTTGGTCTGCTGCATGTATTTCACTTCGATCATCTCACGCTCCCGGTTCGGGAACGGAAACTTCTCCAGCAGGAATTGAACGTCATCCACCCACTGGTAACCCAGCACCTGGGGAAGGCTGATGTTTACCTTCCACAGATCGGAGCGCTGCAAGTCCAAGCTGGTCGCGCTGGTCTGCGCGCCAAAGGTGTTGTTGAATCCAATTTTCATAGTCGATTAAGAAATGCTGTTGATCACCGCCCCGCTCTCGTAGACCGTGGCGTTGATGTAGATTTTCTCCGCCACGTCGGCGGGAATGAGCGCCAGGTTGCAGATCACCTGCCGGTTGTTCCGGTCGTCGGCGGACGCCGTGATGGACAGGTTGTAATCTTCCAGGCCCCGGTCGTTCTTGATCCGCGCCAGGAACTCGTTACCCGCCAGGTCCATGTTGGTGAGCAGCTCGGCGTCGTTCGGATCGAAGACAAACCGGCGGAACACCTGCGCCAGGCCGTTGACGGTCCAGTTCACACAGATGACCGAGTGGATGGCCGTCAGCTTGCTTTCCAGCCGCTGCATCGTGCGCTCGCCGTACAGGAAAAAGTTCCCCTGCATGTTGAGGATCGGATTGACGCTGTTGCCGTTGCCGTACATGGCCTGAAGCGTGTCCTCCGACACGTCGTCGAACTGCACAGCTTCACAGTCCGGCAGGTAGCCCCGGGTCTCGCCCGCGATGGCGTACCAGGGTGCAAAGCTGTTGAAGGTGAAACCAGCGGCGCGCGCCCAGAACACCGACGGCGGCACGAGCTGGGTGACGCCAAAGCTGTTGGTGCGCTGACCCCAGTTCCAGAACACGGCCACGTTGTGGCTGTCCAGCTTGCCCGTTTGGTTGTTCTGGCCCTGGCCGTTGTGCCAGTCGATGGCCTGCCGGGCGTTAAGCCGGGAGGGCACGTCCGTGACGGCGATGGCGTTGATCGCAAAGCACGTGCTGGCCAGCTGGCTCAAGATCGCCAGCGAGACATTGTCCATCGGCAGGATGATGACGTTGACGTCCACCTTGCGCTTGTTCTCGAAAGCCCGGATGCCGGAGTATTTGTCCGTCACCGGGTCCAGGGTGCCGGTCCAGACCGCAGAGTCTGCCACCGGGTCCAAAGTTTCGCCGTCGGCTCCGTTGACAAACTGACCGCCCTTGGCGGTGACGACACCGTTGATGACCAGGGTGCCTGCGTTAATGGCACCGGCGGGCATCGGAACCGGCAAGCCGACCGTGGGCGTGCTGGTGTAAAAACGAGCATCCCACGGAGCCACCGTGTTGGCGGGCGTCCAGCCGTAATTGTTGCTGCCGATGATGTTGCTGACGTAGACGTATTTGCTGATGCCTTGTGCCAGCCGAACATCCCAGTAATTGGCGTCGCCCGGAATGTTGGTGATGTTGTCGTGCGTCTCTTCCAGGGCCGAGTTCCAGTAAACTTCCAGCTTCTTGGTGCCCGGGCCGGACCCGGGCCGGACTTTGACGTACAGGCCGGTCGCCGAATTGGTGCCGTTGGCCCAGCTGCCGGGACTGGCAGCGGACAGCCACATGAACGGCTGGGACCCGGTGGCGGCAAACACCTGCGCGCCTGCCGAATAGTTGTCCTGCAAAGGCAGCGCCTGGTAACCGATCTGCTGAATGCTGGCTGTTTCCAGGAAGACCGTGCCGCTGCCATCCGGATTGACCAGGCGGCTGGCCACACGCACTTCCAGGGTGGGAACGCGTTGCGGGCTGCTCTGCTGGATTTTGAGGACCATGCCCGGCGTGACGCTGGTGATGTTTGAGGAAACCGTGAACTGAAACGTGTTCTTGACCGCGTTGGAAATGGTGCCCAGCGAAAGCGCGTGATCCGCCGTGTTGGTTCCGCTGCCGTAGGTGTAGCAGGACACGACGCTTTCCGCCGTGAACGCGGCGGGGTTGTTCACGCTGTAGGAAATCTGACCCGCATCATAACTGTCCTGCAACGGCAGGCCCGATAGGATGGAAAGGGTGCCGTTGGAGGCGCTGGTCACCACGGCGTTGACCGTGGACTTCTTTCCAGGTTCCGTGACGCTGATGTACAGGGCGGATGTGGTTGAAGCGTTAAGAATGTCGTTCACCGCCGCGTAGCTGTCCGGGCAGTTGAGCACCAGGTTGTTGACCGTGCCCACGCCGTCGGCGGCGGGCAGTTCGGTGAAGGTCTTGCCGATGCGGATCACCGTCATCTGGTTGGTGTAGTCCGAACACGCGTCCACGGCATCGGCCATGAAATAGCCCGTCCCGTCGGACGGCCCGATTAGGCCCGTGTCCGGGTCCGGCGTTTCAACGGTCGGAATCGGGTTGCCGAAATTTGCCACGAAGTCATTCAGCGACTGAATCTGAACGGGCGTGTTGAACGGTCCCTTGGTGGCCACTCCGATGAACCCCGGTTTGAACCGGCTGCTCGTCGGCGTAAAAAAGGACTTGTCAACAATCTGCGTGTAAACCCCGGGAAAGGTTTTTGGTGTAAAAGACGGTGTCGTCATAAGCTTTCGCTGTCTTAACTACGGGGGTGCCTCTGGGCACCTCCCTGGGTTTCTTTGGCTGTTCCGTTGTTCATTGCCTTAACTACCGATTGCCGCCCGTCTGCCGTTGTCCGTCAGCTGTAGACGCCTAGTTTAATCAAACACCTCCTGGCTTTCACCAGGTATGATCGCCGGGGCCGGGCTGGCCGTCGGCAGCGTGTTGTTCGTGTCCGGCTGGTACGTTCCGCAGGGCGGCATGTCCGAGGTGGCCGCCCGGTAAGCCACGGTCGGGTTGGTGTCGCAGTCGCCGCGCAAATCCACGGGCGTAACGAAATCCATGTCGGACGTGAGCGTGAACGCCTGGACCACGGTCGCGGGCACGGCGGCCCCGCTGTTGAAGACCAGGCTCCAGAGCGTGGGATGCACCTTGTAGCGCAGGTCCACTTCGTAGCCCTCCATGACCACCGTCAAGCTGACGCGGAACTCCACGTTTTTTCCCTCCTCGGGCGTCTCGGGCGTCATGTTCTCCACGTCCCCGTCAATGTAGACGCGCACCAGCTTGGGGCCGATGAGCGGGTAGGCGACCATTGTCCAGGTCTGCAACTGCGTGCCGCCGGTCCGCCAGAATTCCCGAAACAGCTGGTTCAGGAAAAACGACTGGGTGTCGGGCCGGTTGCAGAAAAAGTCAATCTGGAACCGGTAGTCCAGGGCCATGGGGTACCGGGCCACAATGACATTGCCCAGATCGCCCCGGGTCAGGCCGGTGCCCTGCTGCGGCTTGCCCGGCACCGGAACCGTGTCATCCGAGACGGTCGGCCAGGCGATGTGCCGCATGTTGTGGATGGAAAAATTGTGGCTCTGGCGCAGCTTGTAATTTTTGCGGAAGACCGAGATCACCGGGTATCGGATGGGCGCGGGATACGGCTGGTACAGGGGATTGCCGTTTTCGTCCTTGGCATCCAGCAGGTACTTGTACGGATTCTTGTCCATGGCCCACAACCGGGTGAACTCCGAGAAGGCGTCCATGGGGCTGGACATGACCACCGGCATGGGCACACCCCAGCGCAGCGTCAAAATCCGGTTGAGCCACGCTTGCAGCGCCAGCTCGTGGTAGCGCATGCCGGTGCTGGCCAGCGCGCCGGAATCAAAATCTAGCACATTGCTCACGCCCTAAATACAAAACGGGGGTCGCTGCACAATGCAACAGCGACCCCCGCCAGGGGCACTGCCGCGAACAGCGCGGCAGAGTTCACTAGAACTAGATCAGATGGGGACCAACAGGGACGTCTGCATGTTGTAGATCGTCCCGTTCTCCGACTCAATCTCGGCAAAGCCCGGGTTCGAGTCAGAAATCTTGCGGACCTTGCCCTTCAGGCCGGTCATGCCTGAGATCGGATCGTCCACGACCGCGACGGTCTGGCCAGACTTCACGTCCTCGCCCAGGAGTTGGTTTACGGCTTCCTGGACATAGTTCCGGCTGCCGCTACTCACAGCCTCGGTGATTACGTTTTTGATGTTCATACTTTAACTACGCTTTGGGCCTGCCAGCGCGGCGGCCACGATTATATGGTCAATGTCAGGCTCCGGGTCAAACCAGTCCGACCCAAGTCGAAACTGGCGGATCAGCGACTCAGCGGAACCTGCTGGCTTAACTACGAGGTTCCCGTGCTGAAACTCGACGGATACCTCCTCCGCCAGGCGTTGCACCTGTTCCTGCATCTTCTGGACGCGCAGCGCCAGGTCAGGCACCGGCTTTTTGCGCAGTCCGGCAAACGCGGTCATCACGGCCAGCACGATGCGCTGCCGGATTTCCGGGTCCCGCGTGCGCTCGGCCATGTGCTGCTGGAGCGCCTGTTCCATGAGGCTGCCGATGCTCATAGTTCCGGCAGCGGCCTCGTTTGTATACGTTCCTGTGGCACGGGCACCGAGGGATCGAGCAGCGGCTTGGCATCGCCTTCCGCCGGGATGACCGTTTCGCAGATCAGGCCCAGCCAGACGTTGGTCTGCTGCCAGAATGCCTGCGGCTCCAGTACCACCTTCTGGATCATGTGCCGGTAGCCGTCGAAAAACATCATGTCGCCCTGGGCCGGAAACCAGTCAAACTCCTGTAGGTGCAGATTGGCCAGCCAGATTTTGTGCTTCTGCATGGGCGTCAGGCCCACCTTGGTGAGCCGCCAGTCGGGGCGCTCCTTGGTCACCAGCGCAGGCACCTTCAGCTCCCGGGAGAACACGGTGCGCTCGTCCAGCGGCATGTGCCACAGGTCGTCATACTTGGTCGACCGGCGATCCACTTCCAGGAACAGCGGCCCGGGGATGGGCGCGTGCTTGGCGATGTACTCCGCGTGGATTTTCAGCGCCGTGGTGACGTCCGGCCTGAGCCTGAAAATCTCGCCATCGTAGAGCCACTCTTTTCGCTCCGTGTATTTCATTATGAGCTAAATACGCCCGGGTTTTCCGTTCTTGCGACGTACCTATCACTAGAACATGAAGAAACCAACGGCACTGGACGATCTGCTCCAAGAACTCCGCGACGACGGCACGATCCGGCGCAACCCGCACGTCAGCCCGGTGACGATGGCCAACATCTACCTGGACGGCATCGAGGAGTCTGATGAAACCGAGGCGATTCAGCTTAACTCCGAGGAGTGCGCCCTGATCCTGGCCAACGAGGACACCGTCGAGCGGCTGGCCGAAGCCTTGAACCACCCGAAGAACGCCAGTATCCACGTGCTGGACCTGGTCCTCAGCCCGCGCCTGATCGGATACCTGGAAGCCAACCAATTCACTGTAGACGAAATCTAAACCCGTATGGCCGCGCCCCTCCAACCCGGTGAAGGCTTCGCCCAGGTCCAGTACCAGATGGCGCTGCCCCAGCAACAGTTCCAGACCTTTGACCCGGAGCAGGTGTCCCTGGTCGAAGCCAACCTGCGCGATGACGTCTTCGGCGACGGCAGCTGCATCCACGTGTTTCAGAGCAACAACGTCGCCTACCTGACCATGCTCCAGAACGCCATGAGCAACGGCAACCCGCTGCTCATGTTCCGCCTCGGCTTCGGCCCGGCCACCGGCATGTACTGGCTGCCCTGGCAGCAGCACATCGTCACCCGCCACTATGCCAAGTTTCAGGGCATTGGCGACACCGCAGGCCACCTCCTGGTGGTCCACAGCAGCAACAGCCTGGTGCGCATCCGCCGGACCCAGCGCGTGCTGTCGCGCAAGGGCCTGATCAGCGACATGGTCAGCGCCATCGCCCAGGCCAACGGCCTGAAAGCCGTGGTGGAACCGACCGACGGAAAATACTTGCTGATGCAGGCTTTCACCGACGACACCACCTTCCTGCTGAAGCGGCTGCTGCCCCGAGCGATCAACCAGCAGGGACGTGGCGGCTACTTCTGCTTCATCCTGGACAACGTCCTCCATTTCCACACGCCGGACTACCAGGCGTCCGTGAAGAAGATGGATTTTTACGGCTCCTACGGCTCCAGCCTGGAAGCTAACGATTACAGCGAGGACAGCGCCCTCTGGGACGCGGGCATCGCCGGGGCGCGGGTGGTGGCCGCCGACCCCTACACCGGCGACTCCAAGGAGTTCCTGTCCGACCCGGCCAAGGCCGTCAAGCTGGCCCACAGCATTTACCAGTTCGACAATGTAGACAACGGCCAGCGCAACCAGGCGTACCATCTGGGGCAGAACCCGGTGTCGGAGCTGAACGCCCTGGCCCAGTTCCGGTACCAGCACGCCCGGCTGCAAACTTTCCGTTCCGTGATGGTCCTGCAAAAGACGATCAACATCCGGCACGGCGACCTGCTGGGCCTGGCGGTGACCCAGGAGGGCAACCGCACCAGCGAGTATTCCGGCTACTATTACGTGACCAGCGCCGCCCACACGGTTAAAAAGTCGCTGGTGACTTCCGTGTATACGCTGAACCGGGGTGAGACGGAATTGAAGCAAACCGGGCTGGCCACGCAGAACAGCCAGGACCAGCTGGTGTCGCAAAACAACGCCCCGGGCGTGACGCCCAACATCATCTCGCTGCAAAGCTCGGCCTTGACCAAGGGGTCTGGAAACACAACGTCCGCCACAACGCTGCTCGCCGTGGCGGACGCACAAACAGGGGCAACAGATTAAGTGAGCGGGCCGGGGATTTCTGCCGCTTCCCACAGCGTCGGCGACTGGCCGGTGAGGCTGCTGTTATCCAGCCGGTCAAAGCCCAGTTGATTCCACTGGCGCTGCGACTCGATCTGCATGCGCAGCTGGCCGGTGGTTGTGCCTGTGCAGTACACTTCAAGATAAGGCAGGTGGCCGTTCAACAGCAAGGTCTGCTGGCCGCCTGCAACCAGGTAAGCCGCCGTGCCGCTAAAACCGTACAGGGGGTACCGCGTGCCTGCGGTGCTCCGGTCCGACGCTTCGTTGAGCACGACCGAGAAGTTGGTATTACCCACGTTCTCGAAGGTGACCAGCATGCTGGTCGGCATGCCGGAGGTCGCAGCCGGGAACCAGTCCCGGTCCTGCAACCGGGCGGCGACGTAACCTGAAACAACCGGACACTGCACCAGTGTCTTACGCGGCATTGGGGCTAAGTATTCGCCTGGATTCATAGATTAAAACTGCAAAAAGGGTGAACAGAGCGGACCAGGAGCTTACTCCTCTTCCTTCTTGTCCTTCTTTTTCTTGGGTTCCGGACGGCTTTCACCAGGCTCTTCCTCGCCTTTGGGTTCCTCGGGCGCTTCCTCTTCCGGTTCAAATTCGTTGGCTTCACCTTCGCCTCCGGCCTCGCCCTCGGGCGGCAGATCACCGGGCGGCTCGCCGGGCATTTCCATCCCGCCTTCAGCGCCCAGCTCACCTTCAGCCCCCAACTCACCTTCAGCGCCCATGCCGCCTTCAGCGCCCATGCCGCCGTCCATGCCGTCCATGCCGCCCTCGGCACCAGGAATCTCCTGGCCCGTGACGTTGGCGGTGAGGTCGGCGAGCAAGTCGCGCATCTGGCGCAACAGGCCCAGGGCGGTTTCGCCCTCGGTGTCCGCACCCACGGCGGCGTCGCTTACTGCCGGTTCCATGGGTTCATCCGGCGCGCCGAGTTCGTCCATCCCGCCGTCGGGTTGGGAAAATTCATCGCCTGATGGCGCACCTTGGGTGGCCGCCAATTCTTCATCGTACAATTCCTGTACCAGTGATTTTGCTTCGTTCAGTGCGCTCATATTGTCATGTTGACCTGTTGCTCTAACTACGCTACTCCCGTCAGACTCCCAGGTGCCTGGAAACTGCTGCGAGGGAATCATACCCTTGACGATCCGGTTGCCCAGCACCCGGCGCGGCTTGGCCTTGTTTGTAGACGTTTTCGGCGCAGCCGTTGCGGGCTTTTTCACAGCGGGCTTGGCTGGAAGCGGCTTCGGCAACGGCTCGGGCTGGATCATTTGACGCGCGCCCTGCGCCGGTTTCTTCGGCGCTCCCGGCGGCGGAGCCGTGGGCGGCTGGGCGGCCCCGGGCTTGGCCGGTTGGGGTGCGCCTGGCTTGGGCTTGGGTTCGCCGGGCTTGGGCGGGGCCTTTGTAGACGTTGGCTCCGGCGGGCGCACCGGGGTGACGGGCTGCGGCAGGATCAGGCCCAGGTTGCGCGCCTGCTTGCGGTCCTTGTAGACTTTCTCCCGTTCGCGCGCCGCCGCCATGGCCCCCTCAAAATCGGTCCAGCGCTTGGTGGCGATCTTGGTCAAGCGGTTCAGCTTTTCCGCCGTATCCGGTTCATCCCCGGGAAAAGACGACAACAGGCCGTAGATGTACTGGCGGGCGGCCAGCAGGTGCTTGCACAGGCCCGGGCGACCGGAAGGGTTGGTGATCCGGGGTGCTTTGTTCCACGCCTGGTTGAGCGAATTGGGACCCACCACGCTGGACCCGCGCTGCTTGTTGGCCCAGGCCCACCGGTAGCGGAAGTCCGGGCACATGCAGTCCACCACGCACTCCAGGTGCTGCAAGGGCACGTCCTTGGGGTTCTTGCGCGTCGGCTTGAAAAACTTGATGTAGCCGCGATGCCGCAGACCCGTGGTGCTGGGGTTGGACTTGAAATTGAAGCTGTAGTAAACCGTGTCCTGGTAGCTGTCGATCTCCAGCGGCGGCCCGCGCACGGTGAAGCTGCGGTACACCCGCTTCGGATCGGAAATCCGGAAGAGCTTGTCGAAGGACAGGCGCTCGCACAGGCTGAGCGGCAGGCTGATGGTCACGCTGGGCATGGTCATTCAGGCCACACGGGCTTTACCGGGAAATTCAAGTAGTCCGGCCCTCGGCGCACGGTCAGCACCACCCGGGTGTCCGGCTGGACCAGGGCCAGCGCGTCGGCCAGCTCCTCGGGCGTGGTCACCCGGTCGTTGCGCTGGCCGGAAGCCGTGTCGTACTGGATGGCCACGATCATGTCTCCGGCCTGGATGCCGGACAAGGCCACCGGCCCGTTGTCCGTGGGCGAAAGCACATAGACGCCGTCTCGGAAACGCCGGTCGTACGCCAGGCCCAGGGACGCCTTGGGGCGGTTGTCCGGCTCGGCGGGCGGCGCTTCGACCGCCTGCGCCTGCGGAGCCGGGTTGGGCGTTTGCGCCGGGGCCGCCGGTTGCTTCTCCTCCGGTTCGACTCCGACGAAGGCGGAACCCATGCTCACGAGCTGGCCGCGATTGTCGCGGCTGTTGGAGCGCCAGATCAGCCGGGCGTCCGGCGGCAGGTTCAGGCGCTGCTCCAGCTCCTGGGCCGCCTCGGCGGGCAGCCGGGCGGGCAGCTTACTGGCGTATACAATTATGTCGTTGGGCGCTTTCACGTGGACCAGGGTATAGCCGTGCGGCAGGCCGATCTCGTCCAGCGCCTGCTGTACCTCCTCCCGGCTCACCGGCTTGGGGTAGCGGCCTTGCAGCCAGGAAGCGGCCAGCATGAGGCTGTCGAACGTACTGCCGCGCTCAGGCAGGTGCGGGCCGTACATGTATACGGCGGGACCCGGCCCTTCGGCCTCCAGAAACAGTTCCACAATTTGTGCGGCGGTTACCACGACCTAAGTACGAGAACCCGTTCTAAGCAGGCATGGCTGACTTAAAACTCAAGCGCCTGAAAATGCGCAACTGGATGAAGTTCCGTGATGTGGATTTGGAGTTCCCCGACCAGGGCCTGATCCTGGTCCAGGGCCTCAACACCGCCTCCGGCGGTGCCCTGGCCTCGGTGGGATCGGGTAAGACCGCCGTGGGCGAAGCTTTGTGCCGCACCCTGCTGGGCATCACAGGCCGGTTCACCAGCGCCAAGCAGTATAGCCTGGACAAGCAGGGCGACCTGTACGTCCGTCTGGAGGCCGAACTGCTGGGCAAGCCGCTGCTGGTGGAAGCCGGGTACGCCTGCGACGAATTTCAAAGCTCCGGCGAGGCCCTGAGCTACACCCACGGCGGCACCCGGGTCGAGCGCGGGCGCATGCAGGAGACACGCGCCCAGCTGGCCAAGCTGTTGGGCGTGTCTCCGCAGCTGGCGGACTGGACGGCCTTCATCGACGGCGAGCGGCTCAAGTTCAATCGGCTGTCCCAGGCGGACAGCGTCAGCCTCGTCATGGCGGCGCTCCGCCAGCCAGAATGGTCCAGCTACTTTGAAATCCTGAAGAAAAAGTCGGGCGAGTTCCAGGTTACCGCCGCCAAGGACAGCCAGGCCCACGCCACCGCCATCGAAAACCTAACCGACGCCCAGCGCGACCTGGACGCGGCCAAGGACGCGTATCTGGCCGCCAAAGAAGAGCACCAGCGCAACCTGGACAACCACGAGGCCAAAATCAACGAAGTACGCCAGCGCAAAGTCAATCTGGAGAATCGCCTGAAGGAGATCAGCGCCAAAATGCAGGAGATCAAGACCCAGCTGAAACTCATGGAGGACGAGCGCGCCAAAAAGTCCCACGACATTGAAATCAACATCCACAAGGTAGAAGACGTCCTGACCGCCCTGGACGACGAAAAGGAAAAACTCCTTAAAACACGTGACACGCGCCAGGAGACCATGTCCACCACGCGCACCGCCAGGCAGAATTACCTGTCCTCGGCGGCCAACTGTCCGACCTGCAACCGGCCCCGTGGAAAACTGGACCCGGAGCGCCAGCAGGAGCTGGAAGCTGCCTACCAGAAGGGTTGTAACGCCTTCAACGAGATCAACGAACAGCTCAGCCAGCTTAACGAGAAGATCAAGGCCAAGCAGCAGTCGCTGCGCGACCTGCGCAAGGAGTTCAGCGAAGCGTCGGCCAGCGACGAGGTCAAGCAGCTGTCGGACGACTACGAGGACCTCGTCGAAAAGCAAAACGCCAACGAAGACCGCGTCCAAGACCTGGACGTGGAACTGGCGGGCTTGAAAGCGCCGCCCTCGGACAGCAACGTGGTCAGAGCGGCCACCACCTTGAAAGCCTCCAAGGCGTACCTGCAAAAGTGCCAGGACAAGCTGGACGCGGCGGCGGTGAGCGTGACCCAGAATGACTTCACCGCGAAGGTGATCAAATACTGGTACACCGCTTTCTCCTCCTACGGCATTCCCAACCTGGTGCTGCGGGAAGCCATCGGACCGCTCAACCACGAGGCCCGGCGCGTGTCAGCGGCCATGACCGGCGGCACCATCGACATCCGCTTCAGCACGGTCCGGGAGCTGGCCAGCGGCCAGGAGAAGGCGCAGCTCCACGTGGAAGTAGACAACAAACTGGGCGACAAGGAACTGGCAGGCAGTTCCAAAGGCGAGGGCGGCCTGACCAACTTCATCATCGCCGAAACGCTGTCCGAAGTCGGCCAGGTTTCGCGGCGGCTGGGATTCCGGTGGTATGACGAAATCCTGCCCCATCAGGACCCGAAGGTATGCCAGAGCATCTACAGCTACATGAAAGACGTGGCCCAGCGCCTGGGCATCCTGGTGTTCCTGGTGGACCACAACCCGGTGGCCGCCAACTACGCCGACCACGTGCTGATCGTGGAGAAGCACAAGCGCGACCAGGTGGCCAGCACCATCCGCTGGCGCTGATCACTCGTACGGGGACTGGGTGTCGTTGCCCTGGCCAAAGCCTTGATAGTTGGCCGCGTACACCAGGCTGCGTGTGTTGTACAGCAGGCCCTTGACGTCGTCAGCGTACGTCTGAGGCGTTTCCGACACCGTCGTCGGAAAGTTCGACGTGCTGATGTTCTGCGAGTTGCCGTAGCCCGGGTTGTGGACAAAGGTAAAGCTGTATTCCGCCGAGGTCGGCACGTTGAAGCTGCTGCTGGGACCCCGGTTCCAGGGTCCGCCAAAAACCACCTTCACATCCTTGACGTAGCCGATGCAGGAAATGCCGACACTGCCCTGGGCGATCCAGATCAGGTTCAACCAGCAGGTCACCGGGCTGGTGATCATGCCGTTGGTGTCGCTGCTGGTGCGCTGGACGCTGTACACCTGCTCCTGGGAGGCCGCTGACTGACTAGAAGGATCGGTGGCCTTGCCGGTCAGGTCACTGCTCGTCCCGGCGACCGGGGCAACTGTAACACCCCGATTGAAAGTGCTGACAGGCAGAATGAACGAATGCAGCCTGGCCGCCAACTTAAGCAGTGTCAGTCCGCCCTCCTTGCAGTACTGGCTGTCCATGAAGTGGAGCTTAAAGCTCAGCGGCAGCTCCATGGGCTTGGTGCCCTTGTACTGGTGGATGCCGTCGGGCATGTTGGGCGCGTAGTTGACCACGTAATCCGCCGACCGGGCCAGCTCCAGCACATCCGGCATGGCGGGAAAGTCTACGGAGATCGTGTTGGCGTACCCCTGACCACCCTGCGCGTTTTTGAGCGCGTACAGCGAGTTGGTGCTGGGCATGGCCACCAGCCTGCCAAACAGCAGCTGGTCGTCGCGTCGAATGTTAATGTCCATAGGCTAGTCTGACAGTTCTCCGGATTTTTGCCATTGTCGCCAGGTTGAATTCTGCTTGGCCCGCTCGACTTCGACATCGCGGCTGCTGTCCTCCGCCTGTTTGAAGCGCTTCTCCGCCCAGGTCAGGTGCTTCTCCGCAATGAGTCCCTGCTTTTTAGTGACATCAAGCAGCTCTTTGTCCTTGAGCACTTGCGGCAGGCCACGCTGTTGCACCGTCTGAAACATGCCACGGGTGTAGACGCCGCGCGCAATCGCTTCCGCCGCCACCACCTGCTGCTCGTCCATCCACTGCTTCATTTTGGCGCTGCGCTCGCGCGGGTCTTCGATGCTTTGAAACATCGGGATGGCCTGGCTGTACAGTTTGTTCAGCTGGTACTCCACCCCGCTGGCGGTGCCGAAGCGGGCCTCCCGATACAGATTGGATTTGGTGCGGTCGGCCAGCAGCGTCGCCTTGTCGAACTCCACCTTGCGGGAATTGGCCTGCGCCTCAGCGGTCGCCTTGTTGATCTGGTAGATGTGGTACACCATGCCGCTAATTATGGCAACGCCTGCGGCGATGACAGCCAGCGGACCCAGGGCGGTAAAACGGAGCATCGCCCAGATCAGCCGCAACGACCCCAGCATGCCGCTAAAAGTCGGCGCGGCTGCGGTGTACCCGGGAATTTTTCCTAGAATGCCGCCGACACTTCCGGTGTTGCCCGCCGCCTGGGCCACGGCCAGGGCAGCCGCGCTTCGGGCGGCTATGCCCGCTGAAACCGCGACTGCGTACAGGCTCTTGACCAACGATCCCAAGCCGATCACAGCCCATCCAACGCCAACCGCCAACGCGGCCCCAGCAACAGCCACTGCGACTTTGCTTTTAGCCAGCCAGCCCGTTAAATCCGCCAACTTGTTTACGACGTAGCTGATCCCAGGCGTCACGTAGTACAGTGCCTGCTGGAACAAGCCCTTTAGCGACTCGACGATGCGCGTAATCCCGGCGTTGGTGGCGTGCATCTGCTCCCGCCAGCGATCCTGAAGCGAGATGGTGCCGACCTGCTGCTTGTTGGCCCGGTCAATCGCCATGATCAGCTGGTTCGCCTGCTGAGCCGACATGTTGAACATCTCACCCAGGATGTTGAGCCGGAACTGCCGATCCCAACCCTGCGACTGTCCGACCAGGCTTTTGCCGTACGCGGCAAAACGATCCATGACCGTCTGGACGCCCTGTGACGTGGCCACAAACTCCGGCTGAACGCCCAGGATGCCCGCGCCCGTCAAACCTTCCGGCGTGGTCAGCTTGCTGACCAGCTCCTCCACGGTGCCGGGAACACCGCCGACTTCTTTCAACGCGCCCTCGTAGCGCCCGACCAGCTTGAGCACTTCCGGCAACCCGGCGGCACCAAGGCCAGGCCGTAGACGACCCATGACATTGGCCAGCGACTCGGCCAGTTTGGCCGCCTCATTGCCCGCCAGTGCCGTGTCGTCCACCAGCTGAGCCACCACGTCGGCCACGCCGCTGAACGAACCCTTAAGCTGCCGCTCCACGATGGAAGCCAGGCGGGCCGCCGTGTCCACTTCCACGCCCAGGCCCTGCTCCATTTGATTGACGATGCGCAGGTTATCGGCGAAAGTGCGCTCCGTATCCATGCTGTAGTGAACCAGCGCCCGTGCGGCGCTGGTCGCCAATTCAAAACTCGTGCCCAGCTCCGTCTGCGTAGCCAAAGTCCGCCGCATCAGACCGCCCCGGGTCTCCCAGCTGGCATTAGCCTCGATAAGATTCTGGTTTAACTGGCTTTCCTTGAGCACAAGGTCAGCCGCCATACCTGTGAGGGCCGCCAGCGCCAACAGTTTAAGCTTGTCGTATTTCTGCCAAATTTCCGCCGCCTGTATTTGAGCGCGTACGTGTTCACGGCCTGCCTTGTACGTTTCCAGTATCTGAGCCTGTTCCTCTTTCCGACTGGCCTTCCGTGCTCGGTTGTAGCCGATTTGAGCCGTATGGACTAAACCGTCAAAAACAGCTTCGGACTTTTTCAGTTCAGTCAGTTGAGAAGCTTCAGACGTAAGAACTTTAGAGAGTGCTTGGTACATCCGTGTCTCTTGCACGACGTGAGTAACGGCGTGCTTGAGGGCATCCATTCCAACCGTCAAAGCCGCGAGCTGGGTAACGGAAAAGGAGATGCCGTGCGCCGCCTTTTGACCGCGCTCCAGATGCTCCGCCAGTTTGTGGGCGTGCTCTGTTAGCTCTGAAAATTCACCGGGCATGGTTATTTAATGTTGACAGATTCAATTAAACGTATACATTTACGCTATGATCGTTAATCCATTCACCGCTGGCTTTGTGATCGGTCATGCGCTTAGCTCGCGTAGGCTGGAAAAGCCACAACCACCTCCACCAATCCAGGTATACACTCCGCTCACGCGCGCCGACCGGCGGCGATTAACAAAACTGGAAGCTGCCCGCCGTGTGCGTTCCGCGCAACTAGACGCGGAGGACAGGGCCTTCGCGCTCTTGGTGGTCCTCATTGTCGTCGGATTAGTCATCGGCAGCATCGTCGTAAACGGAGGCTAAGCCAACAACCGGTTAACCACCGACTCCGGCGTGCTTTCCTTCAGCTTACCGCCGCTTGTGGTCTGGCCCTTGTCCTGGTTCGTGAAACCCTTCAAGCCGCGCTGGTTGGTGATCGCCTTGCGCAGGTTCAGGGATTTGGTCCACTTCCTCGCCGTTCCACCGGGCTGGTCCATCACGTCCTTGGACGTCATCCGGGCGTAGCTGCGCGTCTCCGGCTCCACGTTGACCTTGCTGTGGTCCGCCAGATCGTCGCGGCCCTCCAGCGCCCACTGGCGCTGGAACAGCTCCCGGGCGGTCAGCGGCAGGGCCTCGTGCTGGACATGGTCTGGCAGACCCTTGGGCTTCCGGTGCGTGAAATCCTCCAAGTCGCCCGGCTTCATGGACCGTTTGATGTCCTTGGCCGCTCCGTAGAGCTTGCTGGCCGGACTGTGCTTGGCGGCCTGCATGGCCCGCCACTGTGCGCTACTTTTTGCTGGCATATATTTCGTTGCCCTAACTACCGGCGCAAACAGGCCGCTTTTGGCCCTGGTAAAACTTTGTTAAAATTTTATGTTGACGAGTTTGGATTTTTCGTCTACATTGGACACGTGACAGTCAACAACGTCTAAACTTAAACAATCAAACACAGGAAAAATATGAACGGTCTGATGCTACATTGCGGTGCCCACAACGTGACGCGCGAACAGGTCATGGAAGTCAAAACCCCCTCGCCCACCGATACCTGGTATCCCATCGCCCACGAGACCCTGATCTCCCGGGTCGAGCAGGCGCTGGGCAGCCTGAACATGCGCGTCATGGAGCAGGCGCACGCGCTCACCAAGAACGGCGACCGCTACTTCGGCCTCCTGCGCGTGGCCAACTGCCAGAAGACGGCGGACGACTACGCCTACGTCCTGGGCCTGCGCAACGCCCACGACAAAGCCTTCACCGCCTCCCTCGCCGTCGGGGCCAGCGTGTTCGTGTGCGACAACCTCAGCTTCAGCGGCGAGATTACCATCGCCCGCAAGCACACCCGGTTCATCGAGCAGGACCTCCCGAAGCTCACCGGCAACGCCGTCGGGCTGCTCGCCCAGAAGTGGTCCGTCATGAACGACCGCATCGCCCAGTACAAGCAGACGATGCTGACCGACTCCACCGCCCACGACTTCATCATCCGCGCCACGGACATTAACGCCTGCACGCTCCAGCAGATTCCGTCCATCCTCAAGGAATGGCGCACGCCCCGGCACCCGGAATTTGCCAAGGACAAGTCCGCCTGGCGTCTGCACAACGCGTTCACGGAAGTTTACAAAGAGACCAGCCTGACCCTTCTGCCGCAACGGTCCATCCGTCTAAGCGGTTTAATGGACGCCCAGGTGGGCTTCGCCACCACGACCGCAGCGGAGAAGGTTACGGCGGGCACGGTGGAAGTCGACGCAGCGGTCGTGGCCACGAACTAAAACAAACAGGGCTGGCCTGCGAGGCCAGCCCTTTTTCGTCTACACTTATATGGCTGAAGCTAAAGCACCCGAACCGCCCCGCAAGCCGACCAAGATCATCCAGGTCAGCTACGGCATGTCCGTGAACATCGGCAACTACGAATCCGTCAAGTTCGACCTGACGGCCCAGGTGACGCCGGACGAAGACTGGCGCGATGTCCTAGACTCGCTCCAACGCAAGTCGGCCCGCCTGAAGGAACACATCCAGGCCGAGCACGGCATCACCAACAGCTGACTAGGTGTTGTTGTAGCTGCGCGGATTACCGGCCACATTGGGGCCGTTGTTCTTTTTCTGGTTGCCCGCGCAGTTGAAACCGCACTCGATGTTCGAGTTGGTCACGGTGTTGTCCGTGGCCAGACCGCTGTTGGTCGTGGGCGCGGGAGTCGAGATGCGGCCCGAGCCAGCGGCGCTGGGTCCGTTGTCGTAGCGAGCGTTTGGATCAAAATTTTTATTGGCCATAGCGTATTAACTACATCGCCTGCTCCTGGCCTGGCCCGTTGACCCCGTAGTCAGGCACCCCAGGGGCCGGAATGATCTCCACCGACTGAATCGTCGGCACCGACGTGGGATTCGTCGCCCCGGCAGCGTTTGGCCCTACGGCGGGAATGATGGTGCCGTCCGGCGTGCGCCAGCTGAAGTTGTAAGGGTCGCGGGCGTATACCGTGACCTTGCTGATGGGCGGCGGGTTTCGCGGCTGCGCCAGCGCCCAGGGTGTGAATTCGGCCATGCCTAACTAGCGCTCCAGCACCAGCACGACCGGGTACAGTGTCTTGTCCAGGGACCAGATGGCCTCGTCCGGCGACTGCGGGCTTACCGGAAGCCATTCGCCGGTGCGGCTGTCCACCAGGGAAATCTTCAGCCCGTGATCCGTCGCCGTGCGCACGAACGACTTCCAGAGGCGCTTGCCGCCTTCCAGGTGCTCAAAATCGGAGACCACCCCGCCCGCATACTGGACGTAGCTGAAATACCAGCGCGTCGCCACGCCGCCCCGGGCGAAGCTCTCCCGGATGCTCAGCCGGTGCGCCTGCATGTAGCCCTTGATGTTGGACGGGCGCAGCTGAACCGTCATGACCGGAACGATGCCGGTCCTTGGCGGGTTCTCGGTGTCAGGCACGGAAAACACGTAGCCGAAGTTGCCCGCCGGGGAAAGGGCGTAGGCGTAGTCGGCATCCTGGGTCATCAGCTGGCAGGCCCAGTAGTTGTCCATCGACAGGGGCCGGAAGCCGGAATCTCGCTGGTAGGCGAAGGGACCTGGGTAATACTGGGGCGACTCCCGGAGCTGGCCCAGGGTGGGCAGGTCCAGGAGCTTCGTCACTAGCTGATCGGCACGCATACTAAAAATGTATACAATCGACAGGTCGATGTCAATTTAAGCTTTAACCCGTCAAAAACTGGGCAGGATGTCGAACTGCCACGTCTCGCCCGGCACCGGCTCCAGGGTCCTGATGCTGGCGTGGTCGCTGTCCTGGTACCTTTGGCTGCCGAACACATTTTCCCGGTTGGAGTAAAACTCAACGCGCACGACCCCTGCTCCCATCCACTGGCGGCAGCCGCACTGGAACGGCACCTGAATCTTGTGCCGTTCCGCCACGCTGGCATCGTGGCAGCGGTAGAGCTGGTCGTCGGGCATGGCTTGCAGATCGCGGAGCGTGCGCAACGGCCCGGCCTCCAGGAGCGCATCAACCAGGGCCACCGGCTTGCCGCGTTTGAGCGCTTCTTCCAGCTTGGCGTTCGTAAATGGCCGGTGCAGCAGGAGGTCCAGCTCGTTGTTGAGCGCCTTCAGCTCGGCGGATACGTGCGCAGTGGGCTGCGCCAGGCCGTCCAGGCGGTCATACTCAGCGTCCAACTGCGCGATACGCGCTTTAACCACGGCAAGTCGTCTCTGTCTCACGCCCCTAACTACGGACAAATTCAGTTCTAGCGGGCATGATCACGAATCGACTCGTTTCCATTGACATCCCGGGCGCGCCCGACGTCACGACCAAAGACGCGGAGTGCTGCGACAAAATGGTGGAGGGCGTCCACACCCTCAACCTGGCGTGCGAACTGGCCGCCGCCAACGGCACGCACATCACCATGTGGCCGATGCACTACTGCCCCTGGTGCGGCAAATCGTTTACCGAATCGGCGAAGGAATTCCTGGCCAAGCAGCCGGTCAAAGGTACGTGAACTTTGCAGGCTGGCGGCTGCCGATCACGGTGCCGTGGAAATGGGACCTGATGTTGTCGGCCACGAACGCGTCAGTCGCGTAGTCCAGGTGCGTGATGGCCACGACATCCGGACGCGTCAGCCGCAGGCTGAGCTTGAAGTCGCTCTCCGACCACTCAAATACCCGGCGCACGCGCTTGGTCGTGGAGGCGATCTCCGGCTCCAGCTTCAGCTCAACCCAGGTCAGCTCCTTGCCGCCACAGGGGCCGCTGGGGCCGCCCGTGCGGATTGGCAGCGTCCGGTACACCGAGCAGATGGTCCAGTTGAAGCAGGACAAGCCGTTGCGCCCGATAATGGACAGCGGCAGCGTTGACCGGCTGGTCACGTACGGGTACACGCCAAAGTTGGTGTCCAGCAGCGCTCCCTGGCTGCCCTCGACGATCCAGTCGAAACTGGACAGCTCCTCCACCAGGTCCAGCCACTCCGCCGACTTCACGACGGTTACGCCTGGGATTGGGTAGTAGCCCGCCACGGCATTGGGCTGCCTTAGCGTATACTTTTTGTACCGGGCGTACCCGCTGCCGGTACAGGTGCTGGAGATGCTCCGCCCCAAGCCCAGCTCTTGCTCCGCGACGCGGTCGTCAGGCAGGGTGATGGCCGCGTTCTCGTGGACGTAGACGCGAGCATTCTTTGGCAGCTGCGCCAGCTCGCGGGCCAGCTGGTCCAGGTCGATCACCGCGTCCGGCCCGATCAGCGTGGCGTTGGCCCGCATGGCGCAGGAGGGCAGGCAGTGGGTACACCAGGCTGAGTTGGTGTGGCCGGAGTTGGGGCCGGACTCGGCGAAGGCGACCAGGGCTTGGGTCTGCCGGGCGAAGTAATCGGCCACGCAGCCCTTGCCCTCGGAGCCGTAGAGACCGCCGCAAATCAATAGCTTCATAGCTCTGCTAGTTGACCGGGCAAGCGGTTTTGACTTTCGCTCTTCCACCTTTAATCGTGCCGAACGGCCCTTGCGAGGCTTGGTGCAAATGCCTTATGCCAGCTACGATAGACAGTAGCGCGCTGGGCTTTGTCAATTCATCCGAGTTTTTCATTTTGTTGGCCTTAAGGTAGGCGTAAATGTGCGTCATAGCCAAGCTCACGTGCCCGATTACCTGGCTCTCAAAAGCTCGTCGGTAGCTAGTCATTTCAGCGCCGTCATCCACACCGTCGGCTCTTAGCTTGAGTTCGCACATGTCCCACGCATCTTTGACTAGAGGATGTGTCATGTCTACAATGCCTCTAGGCTCTTTTTGATCTGTATTCCATTCTACCGGAAATCCTCCTTCTACTGTACCCTTATTAACGGTTATCAAGCCTCGACTATTTTGAAAATCCCTGCCGCGACCGCCCAAATGTCCCGGCAAGCGGTAACCGCCGCGATTACCACTGTCGGTGTCGCCGTCCGATTCATCCGATCTTTCGTAAGCAGGCTGTTTCTTTTCCGCGCGTCGAGTTTCTACGACAGTATGCGCCATGAACGGAAAATACTGCTTAAGGTGCTCCACGATGCTCGCATCCGTTTCAGGTCGATCTACGCTTAAACCTTCAAAGTAGGCGTCCACCGCTTTTGATATGAAGTCAGGCCGGTTTACCCTGTAGGCTGCCGCCCACTCAAGCTCCGGCAGCGGCGCGCCACCTTTAGTCTTACTTTGGTATAGTAGAGTGCGCCTGGACTGATCCGCAAAAACACAGATGTCACCGTCGTCCTTCGGCTCTAGGATTAAAGCCAAACGTCGCCGTACATCCATTAAGTTTATCCAGTCAAAAAGCGCAGTTTTTCCCTCTGACAGCATGCGCACGTTAAAAGTTTCGACTAAGTCTAAGTCGGGATGGCATTTCCAGATGCTAGCGATGAGCGGAAGTGAAGGATAATTACCGGCGGCATAGTGATTGTCACCACCAACGGTGCCGCTGCTTTTTTCCAGCTCAGGCAGCAGCAAGGTGTCTACACTAACAGGAACTTCTGCGCCAGCTTTAAGCAGCGT